ACTTTGGGGCCAGTTCACGCCCGTGACATCCTGGTTGAAGTCATGTCCGAACGTAATCGACTGCAGACTTTGGGGCCAGTTCACGCCCGTGACATCCTGGTTGAAGTCGTGTCCGAACGTAATCGACTCTAAAGTATTAGGCCAGGTGACGCCCTCTATGGGATGGTTGAACCGATAATCGAACCAAATGGACTCCAGATTGGGGGGCCAGGTGACGCCCTCTATGGGATGGTTGAACCGATAACCGAACGAAATGGACTGTAGATTTTGGGGCCAGGTGACGCCCTCTATGGGATGGTTGAACAAACTTCCGAACGAAATGGACTCTACAGTATCCGGCCAGGTGACGCCCACGATGGGCTGGTCGAACCAATTTCCAAACGAAATGGACTCTAGATTGGGGGGCCAGTTCACGCCCACGACGGGCTTGTTGAAATCAAGACCAAATGTTATCGACTGCAGATCTTGGGGCCAGTTGACGCCCACGATGGGCTGGTCGAATAAACCACCAAAAGTAATGGACTGTAGATTTTGGGGCCAGGTGACGCCCTGTATGGGTTGATTGAAACCATTTCCGAACGTAATCGACTCTAAAGTATCAGGCCAGGTGACGTCCACGACGGGGTGGTTGAAAGAAGCACCGAACGCAATCGACAACAGATTTTGAGGCCAATCGACATTCATGATGGGTTGGTTGAACTTTCTTGAGAACGAAATATACTTCAGATAGGGGGGCCAGGTGACGCCCACGACGGGGTGGTTGAAAGAACCACCGAGCGCAATCGACTGCAGATTTTGGGGCCAATCGACATTATTGATGGGTTCGTTGAAAAATTCACCGAACGTAATCGACTCGAGAGTGGGTGGCCAGCTGACGCCCACGATGGGCCGTTCGAAAAATGCACCGAACGTAATCGACTTGAGAGTGGGTGGCCAGCTAACGCCCACGATGGGCTGGTTGAAAAATCTTCCGAACGTAATCGACTGGAGAGTGAGTGGCCAGGGCCAATCGACACCCGGGATGTCCTCGATGGGCTGGTTGAAATAATGACCGAACACAATAGACCGCAGCCTGCGGGGCCACGGCACTCTTTCACCGTGGGCAACCCCGAGACTTTGAAATGAATGGTTGAAATCATTGTGAAATTTAATGGTCTGCAGATTGGAAAAATCAACGTAATCAACGTTATCCCGATTCTGATTCTGCAAAATGAACCTCATGTGATCGAGCCGAACGCCTTCCAAAACCGTCACGCATGCACAAGTCATTGATATCTGTAAGCAAGCGGAGCATGCAAGCTTGAACTGATAAAAAGTATTCAGATCGGCGTATTCCGCATCGTCGAAGTTGATGGAAACGTCTCCGAACCCACTGTTGTAGAAAGCATCAAGGTGCCTGTGTTCCGGATTTTCTTTTCTCGTCTGTGATCTGATCAGCGCCTGTAAGATGTCATCGTCGTTCGACAGATCATCGTCGTTCGACAGATCTAGATCGGGAAGACTGGGAAGCTTGTAGTGTCGGCGCGTCGTCATTGTAGATTGATTATTGAAAATAAAATAAAATACATTATTGGCACTTCGTGCTTACGCTCAAGTATGCGTAAGGAGTGGATAGCACCAACGGCTCTGTCGGCGACGGGAGTGTCGCCGTGATGGTGTTGACTGAGCTACAGAAGCCGCCTTCGTCCACCACGAAAACCTCTGTCTCGACCGTCGGGGTCTCGGCAAAATCAAGTTGCACCGACCCGTTGAAGCTGACGCCGACGATCGTGGTCGACGGATCTATGGTGGCGCTGGCCGACACAACGGCCTGGTAAACGGATTTTTGCACAAAAGATGACGCCGTCTCCCCAAACGAAGCCGTGGACCTGGGCACCGAGTCCGACGAAGGGAACAGTGCGGATCCGATGGTGATGGAACCCGTTTGGAAGGACGCCGAGGACGCCGGGGACGCCGAGGACGCCGAAGTGACACCCCGTAACTCGTCGGTTCGAACCTCGTCTGTTGTAATGGTTCCCATCATCATAGGGCTAGGGTTAGAGATGCAAACAACACGCGCGGACGATGAGTGACGATACCATCCGCGCTCAAAATATTATATCTGGTGCAGACGTACGTAGACATAATTACACAATTATTAACACACCAGATTAGAAATAAAAAAAATTTATTTAAAGGCAAAACCATGATCGCGTACTCGAGCTTGTTGGGCCACCTCGACGAAAACGTGGTGCGACACCTTTCGCTGTTCCTGCACCAGGGCGACAAAATCGCCCTGGCGAGATCGGCCGTTTGCTACAGTGAAGCTTTGAGATGCTTGTTGCCGACTGCGACGAGGTACGTCACCACCGTGAAGCCCAACTTGATGTCGGCGTTCTCTCATTCTGGGGACGGCGGCGTGTACTCTACGCCACTCACAACCTTCCGAGCCAGCGAGTACGGGAACTTTTGCAACTTCTACCAGAGCCTGATTACGCACGTCGGCGCGAATGAAGACAGGGACTACTACGCGGCATGGCTCGAGCATCGGCTGAAGCTGGCGAAGGGGTCGACGCGGGGCCGGAGACGCTCCATCGACCTGTACATCGGTGGTCTGCGCGCGAGAGAAGAAGCGTTCGTGGTGGAACGACTCCGCGAGTCGGTCGACACTCGACTGAGTGACCATCACATTGTCGTGTACACGGACGAGGTCGCGAAGGCGATCGAGAGCAACACGTCCATCGTTGAGGTTTCGGCGTTCAGCCAGATTAGCCCGTGTCGGTGCAGCCTGTTCAACTGCTTGTCCGCGCGGTCTACGGCCATCACGTCGCTGGAGCTGAAGGGGGGCACTTGTGTCGAGTCCACTCAAACCATCGCCGACTCTTGCGCGCACGGCCTGAAGAGGCTGTCGCTCTCGACAGGATGTTCTGATCAGGAAGTGGACGGGTTCACGGTAGACCTGTTGTGCGAGGCGGTGGCCGATGCCGGCATTCTCGAAGTTCTCGAGGTTGGCAACGTGGTGGGAGACTACGAGGAGTGGGCCGACGGCCTGATTCGTGCCCTCGAGAGGTGTCCCATCACCTCCTTGCGCATCGACGACACTATCTTCGACATACCGTGCGTGCCGGGGATGGTGCGCGTTTTGCCCCAGCTGCGAGCCTTGGACGTCAAGCTCACGCAGTGCGACTTTGATCGCTGGGGGAAGCCCGTGTTCGATGCGCTGTTTTCAAACGAGAACATACGGTGGCTCGACGTCTCCTCCACCAAGATCGGCGACGGGAGCGTCGGCGCGTTGGTGGCCATGGTGACGCGCGGGACACTGACTCGGCTGGCCATTGGCAACTGCGGCATGGGGAGAGGGGGCATCCGTCGTGTCCTGGAGGCGACGACGCACGCTGGCAGCAACCTGGAGTTCGTCAGCATCTTCGACAACGACGTAAACGTTCCATCCATCTTCGAGGGATTGAGCGAAACTTCGCTGACGGGAATACACGTCGGCGAGCTGCGTAACTGCGGCGCAGCGGTCGCCAAGTTCGTGGCCGACACAAAGTGTGACATTGACATCAGCGACGCCGACGACTGCCACAACGGACGGGGTGGCGTGTTCCCCTGGCGCACGGAGAGTCACGCGTGGTTCATGTCTTCTTGTTGATAAATATAATATTAAAGTCTGGCCTTCGCGATCTGCTCGGCAACATACAGGGCGACCAGAGCAGGAACTTCCACTGCGGGAGCAGCGGCGTCGTCCTGGTGCATTTGCGCTCTGAGGACGACGGGGCCAAACATTTTTTCCCGCCTACAATTTTCAAAAAAAATGTTGGAGTCCTTGTACACTCCTGATTCGTACAGTTCTCGGCTGTGCTCGTGCCAACAAATGAACAATTCGAAGCCGTGGCCCTGGAGTGACGACGCGAAGGCCTTCAGCGTGTCGTCGGTGCCGTCCAACTTGACAAGAGCGGAAACATCCTGTGCGCTGCACACGCACACAGTGTCGGTCTGATAAATGTCGTAAAAATACCCCCTGTCTGTTGCAAAGACCTTCATCAGTTTCCGGAATATTTCGTCGTCGTCCGCGTCGCCGATGTGCATCACGCCAAACCCCCCGTCTGCGTAGAGAACCAGGTAGCTGAGCTCGTCCATGGTTTTTGGATTGATGATGCCCAGATTGCATCGTTGCGAAAAATATTTACTACAAATATTGGATGTGTTGTCACGTGCACATGTCGTCACAACTTTCACCCTTAACCATGACAAAAGCGTCGAACGGAAAGGGCAAGGGCAAGGCCATGACCACCCCACTCAAGACACGTGCTCCATCGGTGGTCGAGGTTTGGAAGCCGACCCACGTGACTCATCTTTACGAGGTTTCGAATCTGGGCCGTGTGAGGAGAGCGGATAATCAATCTGTACGCAAGTTGTCCACAAACCCTCACGGATACAACATCTTGTCTCTCTACATTGGTGGGAAGACCTTCACCAACCTCGTCGGGAGACTTGTGCTCGGAGCTTTCGAGAGAGCACCAATCGATGGAGACAAAGCGCATCATGTCGATGGTGATAGTACCAACGACACGATCGAAAACCTGAAGTGGGCGTCCATCGGTGAGGCTGGCACCACTCGATCGTATCCACGGTCAATTGCAAGCAAGCCGGTTGTCGCCACCAGTGAAGATCGTAAAGAGAGATTGTTGTTTGTGTCGGCGCTTGAGGCTGCTTCTCTCGTCGACACTCGTCGCGTCGACATATACGACGCCATCGGAAGTGGACGATCGATATCGGATGGCGCCTGTGGATACACTTTCGACTATGATGCTTCCGACAAGCCCGTGTGCGAAGTACGGAGTGTGCCTGGATCGGATGTGTACATGGTATCCCGTGACGGGAGAGTACGCATGGAAAACGGCCGATGGACGCTTGGCGTAAAGCACTGGCAAACCACGGGGGACTCCAAGAAAGATAAACATGCGTACAGAAGAGTCGATATGATTGTAACCACAGGGGGTACGAGAAAGACAAAGAAAAAGTACGTCCACGTTGTGGTTGCCGAGGCGTTCCTTGGGGAATGTCCAACAGGGTACCAGGTAGACCACATCGACGGAAACAAGTCGAACAACGCCGTGTCCAACCTGGAGTATGTCAGCAAGAGAGAAAACGACCGGCGCACTTACGCCACCGGTGGGAGGAAGCCTCCGGGAGAGAAACCAGTGCTTCTGATCAAACAAGATGGAACATTCTCACGGTTCAAGTCGTCGTCAGAAGGTGCTCGACAAATGGGAGTCAACGTGGCCACGGTCTCGATCAACTGCTCCACGGGGAGGAAGAACAGGGCCGGCAACTACTGGGTGCACGACAAGCCTGTTGTGCAACGTGGCGGAGATGAATTTGAATCACTGTCAAAAGCTTCTAGCGATACGGGAGAGAGCATTCTTAGCATTCTCATGTCGTGTAGAGACACTGATGATGAGTCTTGGACGTTTGCTGAGTAAAGACTTGTGGTAATTTTCCGGTTAACAGTAGGACAAACCGGTGTCGCCTTGATATTCACAATCCGGGGCGCCATGTCGAAAACATTGGAATACTGCGAGAAGATGAACATCAAATACGTTTTGGATGGCGATGAAGTTTGGTACAGAGCAGCAGACGTAGGTAGGATTCTGAAGCTCAAGAACGTTAGATCGTCACTGCGACGTCGCCCGGTTGCTGAAAGTCGCATAGTGCGCATGCCAACCAACGGTGGGGATCAGAACATGACGTTCTTGAACATTGACGGTGTGAAGAGGTTGGCGTGCAATTCCCGAAGCATGGATGCCGGTGTTCTAGCGAAGAAATTTGGGATTGAAATTCTTTCGAATCGATTTGTCCCTAAGGAAACGGAAACACTTTCATTTTTAAGAAAGATATTTGTCGGCATAGACATGAAATCACAGTATCGATGCGGAGAGTATAAGATCGACCTTTATATTCCATCGTGCAAATTGGCAGTGGAATGCGACGAAGATGGCACCCACGGACCATGCAGAGCTCTGGTAGATTTCCAGCGCGAGCAGTGGATCAAAAGCGAACTAGGGTGCTCGTTCATTCGGTATCGGCCAGATGAACCTGGGTTTGATATGGCTGACGTTGCAAGCAAAGTTTTCCAAAAGATTATGGAAAAACGCCGTAGCCAGATACAACAAGAGTTTTCAAACTAGTCCGCATAATTCCACTTGAACCCGAATTTCACAAGGTCCCCGTTGATGGCAGTCTTCAGTGCAGCTCGACCGATCTTAAAATGGCGCACGACTTCGTCCATGGTCTCATATGTCCGCAAGACCTCTTTTGTGACGGGGTCTAGCCTGTTGATCCTGGTGGTCGTCGCGTTCCTGGGAAGAATTGGCAAAGTGTTGTTCTCAAGCCAGGCGTCTTGCACGGTCTCAGGAAGCTCGCTCCAGGAGACAATGTGATGCCCACCAACCTTGACCCCCCTTTTAGACCTTTTCTGGACCGCTCCGGAAGAAGCAAAGTTATTCTCGACGCCGCATGCCTTAAAGGATGTATAGATCTTTTCAACGCGCGTTTTGTCATCGTTGAGGCCCGCAACATGACCGGTGCGAATTGGAATATCTATCACGGTGTCTCCAATATCCTGCACGGTTTCGTCGGGTTGAGAACGAGGCAGACGGGCCCAGCGGTAGCCAACCCTGACGATTCTGTCATTGCAAGCTCGCTTTATTCCCGCTTCGGAAGCGCCCGGCAATGCCCTCACTGCATCGCGAAATGTTTCGTATGTGCAGACGAGTTCTTTGCCGTCAGCGGAATAGGCTTGGATCTTGTCACCCGTAAGAGTACTTCTTCCCCTTTTGTTCTCCCGTTGCACGTCCATGTTGTCAATGTCCTTGTTGACATCTATTCCGTTGGCTTTCAACAAAACCCGTACCTCTGGCTGCTCGAAAAGTGTTTCCCTAAACCCTTTCTGGTCAAACCCTTTCTGGTCGAATCTGTATTTATATACGTTACGCACGGCGATATTGACCGCGCGCTGAAGTTCTTCTTTGGTCATGCGGAACACCTCCGTCGACATCTTGCCGTTAATCGGTTTCGTGTAAAGGTACCGTCTGATGTCGTTGTGTTTATGCAGACCCTTCTCGAATCTTTCGTATCTGTCGCATTCGAATACTCTGAATATTGCCATGTTTCCAAATTCTTTCACCAAGGCCGTCGTACGTGACCTTATGTTCTTCGTTGATCCGATCTTCACCAACACGCTGTTGTCTTCCATGGTCTTGATCTTGCCAAAGTAGATGCATGTCTTGTTGTCGAACCCTTCGACAAGAACTTTATGCATCCGCTCGTCTTCGGTGTCCATATACTTCCGAGCCAGGGACTTGGCGTTGGCATCAGCATCCGCGAGTTCCTCGGCGTGCTTGCGCTTGAGGCCAACGATTTCTTCCTCTAGTGCATACCTGCCTCTTTTGCGAATGGTCTTGAGAACTTCGAAAACCCAATCCTGGAACGGCTTCGCAACAGGCTTCCTGGATCGCATGACGAGCTTGAAAACACCTTTTTCTGTGAGAAAAGTCGATTGTCGTTCTCCAGCTCTCGTGTCCATAGTATGGACGTGACGATCATTGTGGTCGAAATCGGCAATTGATGTTCGTACGTTCCTGATGCATAGAATCTTGCCTATATCAGATGCCTTGAACAGCGGGTCACCGTCCTCGTCGCGCAGAATAAGGACCTTGTGACGCGTGTTGTTGAAGACGAAGGTTTGGAGGATATCCATTTGGTTTGTTGATCTGTGGAAATATTAAAAATTGAGCGGATTGAACGCGATGCTCGGATGAAGTGAGCTGAGGTTTGTTGATTATATTTTTATTATTTCGTGATAAATGATCCCGAAGAAATCACATCATTTTGCTTTAAAAAAGGCGCATGGCATTTGGCGAAAATGCTTCAATATTAGTTGGAGTAGCGGACCGGCTACAGGTATCAACCCTGTTTGTTGAAAGAAGAAGGAAGGCTGATACCAATCGATGTAGAAAAATCTACACCCCCGTGCTTCCCATGATTCAATTTTCAATCATCATGATCACAACGGGCTGAGCTTTGCCCGGAGTTACCCGGATTCACTCAGGCCTGACTGTACATTGAGCCACCTAGGTTTAAAACCCTTAGTGACCGATTCGTGACCCAGTCGATAGCGATCGGTTTCACCCCTTTCGAGGTGGACCCACCGACGGTCTACCCACTCGCCCCCTTCCTTTAAGAAACGAGTAGCTTTGACCGTTTTCACAAACCTTGCCCTGGAGTTTCAACTACATTCTACTATGAAACTCCGCATTCCAGGAGTACCCGGAACTAGACGCACCCATTGCTTGAGCGTTGCTTAACAAACAAGCAAACCGAGTGCGCCCGGACTAGAGTATCGTTCTTGTGTTAATCCACAAGATAGAGCTGGAGCCTCGCGACCCCACGATACCCTATTGGCGGCGTCCAGAATCCCGACCACGGGATCTTTAACTTCACCGCCCATCCCCTCCTTGATGACAAGAAGATTGTAGGCTTCGTTGAATACGATGACATCCGACGTGGGGATGTTGTCACCGTACTTGAGCTCGAGCTGCACGTGGTCGATGCGGCTCATGTTGAGAGTGGACGTCGGGTTCCACACGCCGCCGATAGCGGCGAAAGTAAACAGGTAGGTGTATCCGGCCGGAGTGTTGGGCCACTTGAGCGCGGGCTGCACCTGGCGGAAGAACAGCCCAGGCAAGCTGTCTGGGAACCTGTTGTGACCGTTAAGTGTTAGACTTGCCGACGCCACAGAATCGGTAACGTCGCCCCACATGCCCACGGTGGTGTCTTCCTTCTGCAGGGAGAAGTCGAACATGTCCTTGTGTCCGACGGAGAAGCGGCGGCGCAGGTTTTTGAAGTCGGTGGGGCGTACGAACCAGATGAGAGCGTTGGACGGGTGGTTGAAGTATAGCTTGAGCTGGTCGGACTTGGCGCTCGCCGAAGTGATGGAGTGCATCTGGCGCTGAGTTGTGGTGATGAGGTACTCGTGCTGCACGGATGCGAACGCCTGGCGTTCTTCCTGGTCGAGGTAGACGTAGGACACGAGAAGGCGCGCGTCCATGTCGGATGCTGCCATTGCCGATGCGGAGGCCGTGTTGATCGGGATCTTGTCGGTGGCCAGGGCCCAGTAGTCTCCCCAGGTGGGGTCGCTCTCGCGGTAGACGACGGCGCAGCAGTCGGCCAGGGGGCGGAAGCTGACCTTGATCTTGATCTCGTGGTAGGTCAGTGCGATCAGCGGGATCGACAGACCGTGCTCCATCCAGTACTTGTTGAACCAGAACGGAAGCGGCACGTAGAGCTTCCTCTCCTGGCTGGCGAACTCGATCATGTCTTCTTCCACGTCTGCCGAGTACGCAAACTTGCCGATCTGCTCGCCGAGGCGCGCGCCGGGGCGCTGGGTCAGCTCCTCCCACAGGAACATCCACTCGCTGTAGAGAGTGTCCACTTCGGTCCCACCGATCTCGATCTCCACCTCGCTGATGATCGCGTAACCGATCGCGTTCACCCAGTACGCCGCCTTGTCCGCGTCATCCACCTCCGTGCCCGCGCCGTTCACTACGCTCTCCGAGGCCTGGATCGCAGGCAGAGTCACCTCCAGAAGAACGTCGCTCACGAGGTCGCCGTAGCGGGACACGTTCGCCGACACGCGCTGCCCGAAACCAACGGTGCCCGCGCTGAAGTCGTTCTCCTCAAAGTCCTCCGCGAAATTAGTGTACCGCTTGTGCTGGCTCTTGAACAGAGTCATCTCCGGGTTGGCGTTCAAATGGTCATTTTGGCGGCCCTGGGCTGCAATCTGGATTCAGTTGGTTGTTTCAACAACCAGCCCTGGAAGTTGGGCTCGGTGTTGAACAACGAACGGGGAACAAACGAAAAAAAAACATTCCCCGCCCTCGTGCTTCCCGGGCTTCAATTTTCAATCCGCCCGATCACACGAGGCTCCCGCTTTGCCCGGAGTTACCCGGATTCACAGAAGATTAGACTGTACATTGCCCCGCATAGGTTTTTGAGACCCTTAGCGAGGGGTTCGTGACCCAGTCGTTAGCGAAAGGAGTCACCCCTTTCGAGGTGGTCCCGCCGACGGTCTGACCAGCACGACTAGCTTTGACCGTTTTCACGAACCTTGCCCTGGAGTTAGTTGTTGGTGAACAACGCCTCCGCATCCCGGGAGTACCCAGGACTAGACACACCCTCTTACCCGATGAAAGACAGAACGAGTGTGCCCGGACTAGAATGTCGTTCACGTGTGCTCATGTGATGGAAGGTTGGGGCCTTGCGACTCCACGACATCCTATTAGGGGCAATCCATTACCCCTCCTCCTCGATATAAGGCTGTTTGTAGCAAACAACCCCCGTGTGCTTCCCGAGATTCAATTTTCAATCGTCTCGATCACACACGGCTCACTCTCGTACTCGGAGTTACCCGAACTTGAGTGAGACTAGACTGTACATTAAGCCGCGTAGACTCGAAAGCCCTTAGCGACCGACTCTTGACCCAGTCGTTAGCGACAGAAGGCATCTCTTTCGGGATGATTCCACCGACGGTCTCTGCACAACTCTCGCGACTCATGAGAATCATACCTTTGACCGTTTTCAAGAATCTCGCCCCGGGGTTTTATTTCTATTTTTATTTTATACCCCCTCACCCGGACTGTCGTCCCGGTTATGTGCACCCAGGCCTGACGACTGACCCTACGAATGACACACGGACTAGGTGGTTGCAATGTCACCGTTGATTCGATGAGAGGATGACTCAACTTTCTTTTGATCCCCAAAAGCCTCGCGACCTTTCATCCACCTGTTGACGGTTTGAGGTTAGCCGGCATGATTGGTATATATAGTTGAGTAACGGTTGTCAATATAATAAATTCCGAAAACGGCGAAAAGTTGGTCTCGAAAAAAATGCATACTACAGCACCAAGGGCTTCGGCAACTCTCAAACAGAAGGAAGAGGGTTCAACTCGTTCACGGAGATTGAGCTGTACGGGTGCTAATTTATCTCTATTGAGCCCGTTCGCTTTGTGAAGTCACCAGTCGCCGCCGTATTTGGCGTTGATAAAACTGATGGCGAAGCGGAGGATGTCCTCCTGGGACGCGACGCCCTCGGCCTCCGGTAATGATGAGGCCCATTGCTTCCCTTTCTCTTCAGAAAACAGTTTGATTCTCCCGACGATGTCCTCGAACCTTTCTGGGATGATGTTTTTGAAGATGGTCGCTTCCTCTAGCTCGGTCATGCCCGGGGGGTTTTGTGCAACGGTATACTCGGCGAAGTGGCCATTCTCCAGCAGCATCTCTGACTGCTTTTCTAGCACCGTGCCCGGGAGAAGTGAGATTTCCCCCTCGTCGGTGCGCTCCATGATCAGGGGCAAAAATGGGGTGCCTTTGGGAATGTTAATCTGGATCATCCTTCCCCCGCTCTTCACAAATTTCCCGAGCTCCACCACCGAGAGGCTACCCGAAAAGAACCCTTTGGTCTCTAAGGTTTGTGCGGACACAGGGAACCCGTCCCCTCGGTAAATCCTGAAGTCTCGGTCCGTATAAAACGGCAGACAGAGGTTTTGGGCGAAACGAGTAAATATCCCCACCATATCTTCTAACGAGTTAACGGAGGCCTTGTTGCATCGAAAAAAATCGTTGAGCACCATGTAGCCGTTACCGGTGTACTTCTCATAGCTGAACATTGATTTCAGGCCTTTCGGAAAAATTCCCAGCCGCATGTCTCTGATACTCATAGCTTTTGCTTGAACTGTATCGTCGTACTCTGTCTCGTAAAAGTTATCAAAAAACGCTTGTTGTCGTTCTATTTGTTGCGGAGATACGTCCTCGGCGAATGGATCTCCGTTCCTCAACTCATTTGCAACATCGTCCTTCGAGCACCGTCGGATCTGGCACGACACGATCGCATCAGATCCGAAGATGGGGTTGTGGGCCCTGTGCGCGAGGTTGAACTCTGGAAAGAATTTCCGGACATTTTCCATAACATGGTTGTATTTCTCGGTCAGTTGTTGTGCGTTCTCGACGGCAAGTCGATCCGCAAAGGTGGCGTAGATTTCCTGTCTCTCAATATTATCATCGAAATCGCCAAAGTGCTTGTGTATGAGGCCCAGAGCGTCGTCGACCGAGTGAAAGTCGTACCCTGTGAAACCCGTGGTTGCCCTGGCGATCGACGATAAAAGCGGAACGTTCTCGTCGGACAGGTTCTCAAAGACATGATTTTTAACATCCTTGAAGAGCTGGCGGGATTTCTCCCTTTCGGCGTGTTCCATGGTGATTGATATGATTGATATGCATCGACAACAAAATTTTGCTTAAAATGTCGATATTAGACATCTAGTTCTCACGTTGAACAAAATCCGGCCTGTACTTCAGAGTAACGACAGAGGGGGAAAACGTTGCCGTCAAGGTAGCCGACGCGGTTGTCGAGCGCATTCTCTGGATAAAGGGTGGTCTAGGGCCAGATGACACCAGGCCCGCCAAGGCGTACTTTTGAGTCGGGCCGTCTGCATTGAGCGCATTTTTTGAAAATAAATTATTGTGTTGACTCATGCACACCCACGATGGTTGAATCTGCGCTACTAGACGCCGTTCGCTCAGGGACAATAAGTGACATGATGACGGCGATTACGCTTGAAGGTCGTATAAATATAAACTATCGAGATCGTGAAGGCAAGACTGCTCTTCACCATGCCGCTGAGCTATCCAGCTTGGAAAAAGCAACGTTGCTTGTTGAGAACGGTGCCAACCTTGAAGCCAGGGACAACGAAGAGCAAACCCCCCTTTTACTTGCATCTTGGCAAACAAACTCCATTGACATGGTATCGTACCTACTACAAAATGGTGCCAACGTTGAAAAGAAGGACTTTATAGGCTCAACCGCTCTTCACGGAGCAGCGAGACGGGGCAACGTGGGATTGGCGCGAATCCTTGGCTCAAAAGGGTTAAGTGTTAACCTTCAAGACGAGTTCAGGAGAACCCCTCTACACATCGCTGCTCATGAAGGCAAGGTGGACTTTATACGATATCTAGACGAGGAAGGTGCATCCCTTGAAGTCAAGGACATGAGCGGGGAAACCCCCCTTTCATATGCATGTAAGAAACCAAATTTTCATCGCATAATATCGTTCCTTCTGGACAAAGGTGCCGACGTTAAAACGCGGAACCCTTTTGGCTCAACCCTTCTTCACGGAGCAGTAGTGACACAGGACAACGTGGAATCAGCGCGAATCCTTGTCCAACGTGGGATAGATGTTGACGCTACAGACCACTTCCAGAGAACCCCACTACACGCTGCTGCTCGCGGAGGGATGGTGGCCTCCATGAATTTCCTTATTGGAAATGGTGCCACAATTGACGCTCGGGACCTCGAAGGCGCAACCCCTCTACACGAAGCTGCTAGATCAGGGAATATCGAGAGTTTCCTGCTTCTCGTTGAACAAGGTGCTTCACTCACCCAACTTAGCCTCAACCAAACGCCACTGGACGACCTGGTGTCCCGCCTGAAGAAAGGCCCGTCGCTCAAAGATCCGAAAATCGTTCAATTACTCTCGCATGCACGAGGAAGTGATTTCTTTGTCTCGCTTAGGGGAATCTCTGTAGACATCACCGCCTACATCGTACAAACATGTCGTTCTATAGAAAACTCGCCACTTGACCGTACAGCTCTCCCGTTCAACATATCGTTCAACGAGTTCTTTGGGTCTCCTGATTTCGGGGTATTTTTCAGATGGGGTCGAGATACCGTGGTTTCCATTTTCAAAACAGATGAAGGCGGGATCGGTGTGGCTAGCATGAAAGCCACCGCCCCTATATGTGCCGGCGACGGAAGGGTCATTTACACAAAGCAAAACGCCGTCGGTGATTATAACGTGTACGAAAATTCAATCAAGCTACGAGGAGAAGAAGAGAAGGCGCTCTGTCACGAGCTTTCGTCCAACTACGAGAAGAATTGGGGGTGTTTCAACAACGGGGTGGGAAACAACAACGGGTTCCACGTCGTGTACAGCGTGTTTCCTCTGCGGATCTTCAAGGTCGATTCAGAAAACGTTTGTTCTGAAGAACGCCGTGTCGTGTCGGAGTACCCGCGGTTTCAACAGATTGAAAAACTCTGGGGAAACAGAGACGAGAGGAACACGAGCGTCTTCAGGGGAGGATCGAGGGGCATTGAGTTTGGAGACGAGTTCTTGTTTGTGGGACACGTTACTCTGTACGGCGATCGGTGTTACCCGCAGTGGTACGTCCAGCAAAACATCACGCCGGCGTACAAACGTTACCCGAGGATGTACTTCATGTACTTCTTCACCATCAAGATAGAGGACAACGACAAGTTCCGCATCAGCCGCATTTCCAGCTGCTTTCAGCCCCCTTCCGCAAGACATGTACACAAGATCATTTTCCCGGTGGGAATAATGCGCAGACACGGTCCCGAAAGCGAGATAGTGGTTTCCTACGGAAGAAATGATCAACACTGTGTTGTCACCGCCTACACCGACAACGACATCAACATTCTTCTGAGACCCATTGATGAGTGGAACGTCGAGAACTACGTCTTCCACCCCAACTACGCCACGTCGGTTATGACAGCGTACACCGAGACGAGCATGAAACCCAGAGACACCCCGGTTCCTACGACCGTTTATGAGGATGTTTGGAGGAGATCCCAGCCGGAAAATCTTCTCCCCGTTGTGGACCAGCGAAGCATGAAGCTGTCGGGAACGCCCTTACACTCGAAAGGGCTCTTTAATCCGGCTATAACGAGAGGAACGCGCGAAGGCACGTTCGTTATCGCATGGCGGAGTTTCCGAGGAAACGTGCGGTCATGGGAAGGAGAGAACTACGTCGCTCTCGAGTCGGGAACACTTGGCGTAGCAGCGAATAACCATCTACAATACACGCCACTCACAGAAAGGTTTGAGTTCAAAGCAGGAATCAGCGAAGCCTCTGGAGAAGACCCTCGTCTCGTCGTCCACAATGATTGCCCCATATTGATGATCAACGACGTGGACGGTGCCCGCAATCGGCGGATGTACGTGCACAACATGACAACAGACTCCGGCTCGATGACTCTGCACAAGTTCTGTCACGACACGTCCGGTCCATTTGAAAAGAACTGGGGCCCTTTTTTTCACGAAAATGAAATGTTCTTCGTCTACTCGATCGACCCGTTGAAAATTGGGAAATCACACAGTTCCGTGTGCGCCTCCCCCGTCGTAGAAGAGATAACATGTAGTATAATGTCCGAAGTCGAAACCCCTACTAAGCTGACAACTATTTTTAAGGCGAATGGGCTCATGATGAGGGGGGGGACACCTGGTCTAAAAATAGATGATAATGAATATCTCTTTGTGGGCCACGCGGTGCAGGGAAGAGACGGCGACGGATGCTTTCCAGACACCATGGTCGCAAACGTCGTTGGCGGCGGCATTGACGAGTGGCACAAGGAATATGGCAAATTGTACACGATATTTTTCTACACCGTGTCTTTGAAAAACGACGAGTGGGTCCTGAACAGACTCTCGTGCTGTTCGCAACTTCCGGGAAAGCAGGAAAATTTCACCAAGATCGTGTTCCCCTGTGGCTTAGCACGCGCCAAATTAGAATGGGACAGAGAATTGTCTTACGTCGTGTCATTTGGGGAGCATGATAGATACGGATCTCTCTGTGCGTTCAACCAAGCATTTCTCGACTTTGTCCTTCGACCCGTAGACGAGTGGAGCACTCAGACATACGTGGTCGATGTCAACTACTTCGCCAATATTGCGACTCTTAGCCCTGTGAAAGTGAATCCTTAAAATTATTTTCAATTCTGTTCACAAACCAATCCTCGATGGTATTGCTGCAGTTTTCGAGCACGTAAGCCCCGTGTGGGTCTTCGTGCATGTCCTGAAGAGACGAGAACCCGATGCTACACTGCATGTCGTTGTACAGCCAGTCGAGGTACATCATGTAGTGGCAGTCGCACATGATGTTGTCGAATACGATCATGTACGCCAACGGCGTGGGTCGACAAGAGTACTCCTTTGTCAAAAACTTGGCGGTGCCGAGGTTGCCGGCGGCGATCGCGGAGTCAACGTCGTCGTCTGTCGGGATGATGCCTTTCCCGAGCAAGAAGATCATCATGTCGTCGTCCTCGTCCGCGATACATCCCCACAGATCCCACTCATCCACCAGCAACTTGTGGTCGATCAAAAACTCAAGCGTAAAGAAGTTACGGAGTTCGACTGATTCGCGGAAGAGACCTTGGGGCACGCGGCACTTCTCTCGAATGAGATACTCTAGTAATTCAGTGTTTTGAGTTTCGCACGCAAAGACGAAACTGTCGTCGACGAAGGGGTAGTCGACGGTTCGCAGGATCTTGACCATGGACAAGTTCCCCTCGGAGATGGCAACCTCCATCGACCGCATCTTTAGTTCGTCAATGATGTAGGGGCCGAATCCCCACTCGATGACGGTCTTGTCGACTGGGCAGCCGATTCCCAGGAGGTACTTGACGACCTCCTGTTGATTGTGTCGCACGGCGGAGTGAAGCACCCTCTTGTCGGCCGGGTACCCCTTTTCGCGCATGAATTTTAGGACGTCGACGCGTCCGTGCTCGGCGGCACGCTCTATGTCGAACTGTTCCCAGAAGCAGTAGCTTTCGTTAAGTTTCCGGATGACATCGATGCTGGCTCCGTCCTCTAGTGAATGAAACGACGCCAGGTGGAGGTTTACGCCGCGATGAGCGGCTTCCTGCAATCTAGATATGCTTTCGACTGCCGCTCCCGTTCTGGTGTACGTGTTCGTGGAGTTCTGTCGCCATGCCCTGCAGACTGTTCCGGTGAACAGGAAATCGGCGACGCCGTAGGACAGAATATTGGCACTGACGTGTCCTTCGGTGAGAATACTGGAGGACATGAGTTTTTTGAACAATGAACTTGTCACATGGCTGTCGCCAATAATATATTCATGAAATATTTGCCATTTCCTTCGTGCACCTGACAAACTCCTTCATACTCAGCACCAAGCTCAGGTATTCCGTTTTTGTACAAAACCCAGTTTTCGCGGCATCTTCGACCTTTTTGGACTTTACCATCAGGTCCTTGGCGCCCATGTTGGCCGCCTGACCTTTGACTCTGTGCGCGATTTCTCTTGTCTGGCTCGGGTTGTTGTTGTCAAAGGCCTCTGCCAACAACGAAAGGCACTCCACAACGTCGTCGCGCATGAGGGCGACCATTTCTTTCATGAATTCCTCGTCGTTATCGCACATCGCAAGAGTTTCTTTCGTGCACAAAACGTTTTCCATTTTAAGGGTTAGTTTTAATTTGTTACTCTACAAGTAAACGCGATGAAACATTTCCTCCAAGCAGTCGAGATAGTTATATTTTTATCCTACTTTGTGATTTCGTGCATCGTTGGCTATGTGTACGCGAGACACAGGCACTACGTGGACACTTGTGTGAACCGTCTCCTTCTTGTCACAGCGGGCTTATTTTTGATGCTATGCGCCTTCACGCATCTTCTCTCCATTTGGCAACCAGAGCGATCGGAACCACTGTCGTTTGCGTGCGCAGTGGTGTCCTCTGTGGCCGCTGCGTGCGCAGTTCACAGCTTCAGAGACTTGGACGACTACTTGCGATGCCGTGTCACTACAATTGACCTTTTGAGAGAAACCGTGGTTTGGAATTTAACGATGGGTTACGATTTAAAAGTGAAGGTCGCTGGGAATTTTATTGTGAGCGGTTTTGCAGGTTCACACCGGGTAAACGAGCCTTATCAGATCACCGAGGGGTTCCACGTCAATAGAATAATAAAGATTGGCGATTGTTTCTTTCGAATTGTGTACATAGTGGATTCGCTGGTGGGCGTACCAGATTGCAGGACCATACGTCGTCCTGTAAGGCGCACATCTTTGACAACACGCAATGTCTATGGCTACGACGCAACCGCCGAAGTGCATATGAAGAAAGAGTCCGAACGATTGCACCGTATGAAGATGGACTTGTGCATGTCCACCGCACACCATGTGAGAACCCCTCTCTCTTGCCTTGGCTTGGCTCTCACGTGCTTGAGATCAAAGTTGAAGAGGCCGGAGTGTGTTTCACTCGTAGACGACGTAGTTGCCCACTATGAAATAATCGACCTCGTCGTGAGACAGTTCGTAGACATTGCAACATTCGAGTCCACTTCGGTGATGAAACCGTGCACAGACTTTGTCAATGTTCGCGATCTAGTGCGTCGAGTAGAGACGGTTCTGGTCAGCATTCGTACGGAAACAGTTCGTAGTCGGTGCACAGTTGGGGATAGCGTTCCAAAGTTCGTGTTGACGGACGGCGAGTGGTTACTCCAGATCATGCTGATACTTGCAACGAATGCGGCAAAGTATACCTACATTGGCTGGATCTGCGTAAATGTGACTCTTCTTCCATCCACCCACCTTTTGATTGTTGTGCGTGACACAGGTGCCGGCATTCCTGATTCTGAAAAACGCGATATTTTCGACAAAGACTGTACAAACGACACGACACGTGGGCATGGTTCGACTGGAATGGGCTTATATTCTGTCAAGAGAAAGGTTGACGCTTGGGGGGGATGGTATAAAGTAACTGACAACGATGGCGGAGGGACGGTGCTGACCGTGCAAATACCCGTGAAACTAAGAGCGGATTGCTACGCTGGTGATACAGAAAGCAATGACGACACCGTCAAAGTGTGTCGTGTGCGGTCCATTCTGGTGGTCGACGACACTCCTTCCGTACGCAAAATGATGCGGCGGTTTTTGAACGACCATCGGGTAGATGTCGCGGTGGATGGCGGCGACGGTTTGGAGAAGATGAAAGAAAAGAAGTATGATGTGGTTTTTTTGGACATGATGATGCCCGTGTTGGACGGGGCACAGTGCCTTTCACATTTCCGGGAGTGGGAGAAGTTGAATAGAAGTGGTGCCGACGGTCATCAAGTCGTGTATTGCATGTCGGCTACGAATACGGAGCTTCTTCCGGGTTTCGATGGCTCCATGCCCAAGCCTGTCGACACAAAGCGATTGTTGTCATTGCTCGAGAATCTTTAGAGTCTTTAAGAGAGCGCCTTGATGTCGCTGACTAGTTTGTTGATCTCTCGCGCTCCCGAGTTCTTCTGTCTCCCGAAAACCTCAACCCGGACTTGGGTGGCGGTTTCACTGGTTTCACTAGTTCCACTCCTTTTCTCGACAAGGACCTGTATCATGGCCAGGCCCGTGGGCGTCATCTTGGACGCCTTGATCGATGTTCCATCATCGTGTTTCTGCGTCCACGCGCCCGCTCGCAAGATGTTCACGACGTGGGACTTGCACTCGGACAACCCCACCTCTAGCACGTTTGTTCGATCCTTCTCGGACAGGAGTACCGTCGCGTGTTTTTTCACGGGAGTTGGTACTTTACTCCTGACTCGTGGCAACGATCCCGCTGTGCCAGAGGGGGTCGTGAGCGGGCCCGCGTCGTTAAACCATTGGTGGCCAAGAATAGTTTTTGCGCCCGGTCGAACCAGTGGGTTTGGCGCCAGGATTTTGGCAATGACATCGCGCGCGAGATCCGAAATGAAAGACGGTATGTCGAAACGCCCGCTCTTGATTTTCTGAACGACGACTCCTGGGTCGTCTGAGTCGAAGGGGAGGAACCCTGCTAGGAGGACGAAAAGGACAACCCCGCACGACCAGATGTCAGCCTTGTCTCCTCTGTAGCTGTCTCGGTTGACTATCTCGGGCGCCATGTACTGCGTTGTCCCGCACATGGTGGACATTTTCTGCATAACTTTGGAGGGCAGGTTTCGAAACTTGTTTACATGGGACTGCTGCTGTGGAGAGGCCGCGTTGGGTACGAAGTCGCGCAGAGGTTCGATGGTGCCCGACTGCGCGCACTCTTCGTCGATGGCGCAAAGACCCGCGCGTCCATCGTCTGCCTGTTGATCCGAGCCTACTTCGGGCTCCATGATGGACGCGAATCCAAAGTCTGCTATCTTGACGTTGTCGTCTGCATCTAGCAAGATGTTTTCTGGCTTGATATCTCGGTGGCAGACGTAGAGGTTGTGGCAAAACCTCACCCCGTCCATGATCTGCTTGAAGTACCTCTTGGATACCTTTTCGGAAAGCCTTCCCTGACTGGCGATTTTTGTGAAAAGTTCCCCTCCCCCGGCGTACTCGAGCACGAGGTACAGGTGCGTGTTCGACATGAGAACTTCCTTGATGCTCACGATATTGGGGTGGTGCAACTTCTTCATGGTTGTAATTTCCCTCTTGACCTGCGACCCCATGTTGCTTTTCTGTATCCTGCTTTTCGAGATGCACTTTACCGCTACCTTTTCGCCCGTCGTTCGGTCCTCGCCGATGTTGACGGTGCCGAACGCCCCGGACCCGATTTCTCTACCGATGTCGTAATTTGAGACTATCATTGTAACTTTTGTGTAACTTCTGTGTATACCAATGGTAAACATTATTTTTGCTGTAGCTGGTTGTTGACGATCGAGAGTCTCTTGCTCAGCGGCATCTGCTCGACTGTCACGCACTTGGTCTTGTTTTCATTGCCGCCATCGCTGTCGGAGGAGTCGGAGGAGTCGGAGGCGTCGGAGGAGTCGGAGGCGTCGGAGGAGTCGGAGGAGTCGGGTGAGTCGGATGAGTCGGAGGAGTTTGTGGAGTCCGCGGAGTCTGTGGGGTCGGCCTCCTCTTTCGCGGAATCAGTGTCGTTGCTTTCTTCTGCTTCGCTCTCTCCCCACTGTATGAGTAGTTCCCTCTTGGCCAGCCTGACACACTTGAACCCGATTTTCTTGTAGTGGTGAACAATCATTTTCTCCACCCTTTCGGCGTCGAAGACGGGCTGGCCCCACAATATTCCGGGGATTTTAAAGTTGAGACTGTTGTGCCTTGGAGCTCGTCCTCTGATGCGAGGATCGATGTGTTGGACCAGGTCCTTGAAAGCCAGTTTCTCGGGGTTCTTGGACGAGTCTGAAAGGTTAATAATCTCGTCGACGGAGCGTATCGCCATGGTACTTTTATTAGATTGGGGTGTATGTATAAATCGATAAATAATATTTCTTGAGTATTGAACGAGAGAGAGCGAGGTTCGTGCCTCGACGCATCCACTCGGAGCAATGGACGTTGTCAATGCGCACGACGATGAAGAACAGGACTTCCGGAGCAAAGAAGAGATTCTCGGGGGGTTTGACGAAATCGAGCAGCGTTGGAAAGTTGACCCGACGCCAGCAGGCTTTCAGAGCATTATGAATATCTTCCAGGTGACCTGTGCGGAGGATCTCGTACCCGAGCGCATCAACGAAATCCATCGTGCGGACTGGAACTTGTACATCGACCTCCGAGACGAGCTGACGCACCGATGCGACGACGAACTGAACGACGCGGAAAAAGAGCGATTCTCTCGTTTCCAAGAGATGATTTTCCATGCTCACCAGAGCATGATGATGTTCATGCGTTCTGCGAACTGCAACGGATCTTTCCCGCCGCCTATAACCCCCGAGACGATCTTCTGGTACTCTCCGCTGTCCAAGAATGACATGACTCCTTACCACTACCTGCTCCTGTTTCTTCTGGGAGAGCTCAGTCGTAGAAGATACCGCCGTTTCAACGGGTTTGTGTACAGGCAGGTTTTCATCGGCAACTATCCAACCCACGCGTGGGAGGAGCTGTGCGAGATCAAGGGAATCGTGAGGTTTTTGTGCGACAAGGAGACCCATTGTGAGATGTGGAAGCATTGTAACATGGGTGGCAACTACGAGCAGTGTGTCAAGTACCTCGCGAACTGCTGCGACCTGGAGTTTCCGGACCTGAACGTCAAGAGAAGGGTTTGGAGCTTCAACGACGGCATCTACGACGCGACGGAAGACACTTTCACCACGTACGACCAGGAGATCGACGAACACCTGGTTTCTTGCAAGATCATATACAAAGACTTCTGCGACGCATACTTCAGCACCCCCTCTCGGGTTGCGGACAAGCTCAATTTCTCTCAACTGAAAACGCCGCTGTTCGACTCCATCTTCCAGCCTCAGATGTGGGACGATAGCATGTTGTGGTGGATGTACGTTTTCGTCGGGAGGCTATTTTACGAGGTGTCCGAGCTCGATTCGTGGCAGGTCATCCCTTTCATGAAAGGCGTGGCCGGGACGGGTAAATCGACCGTCATCAAGGTGATACAGATGATGTATAACCGGGCCGATGTTGGTGTGATTTCCAACAACATCGAGAAGAAGTTCGGGCTGTCGACCATCTACAACAAGACAATCTTCGTGATTCCTGAGCTCAAGGGCGATTTCGCCATGGATCAAGCGGACTTCCAGAGCATGGTGACGGGCGAGACGCTATCGATGCCGGTGAAAAATGGTTCACCGATCACGGGCGTGTGGACAACGCCGGGAATCATGGCCGGCAACGAGTCTGCAAAGTGGGAGGACAAGAGTGGATCCATCTCTCGTCGGATTGTGGTATTTCCTTTCTCGCACAAGGTTCCCGAGGACAAAGTCAACCCCGGGCTGATGGACGAGATCCAGGAGACCGAGCTCCCGGCAATTATTCGCAAAAGTGCTCTGGCGTACCGGGATGCGGTGCAGCAGTTCGGCAACGGTGACATCTGGCAGGCATTGCCCTCGCGAATAAGGGAGCAAAAGAAAAAACTTCAGTACAGCACGAACCCCCTGTTCGCCTTCATCAACTCGGACAGCGTGTTGCTTTCCGACGAGGAGTACACGCTGGAGAGCATTTTTGTCACGAAGTTAAAGTCGTTTGCGTCGCTCAAGTTCCCACATTCGACCATCACGTTCAACGAGGATTTTTACTCGTACATTTTCGGGGATTTTGGGTTGTCAATCCGCAAGGAGGCGTTGCCGTGGCCGAGGTCGAGCACGACGAACGTGCAGACGCAGAACTACTTGTTTGGGTGTAAAATTTGTGACGTTTAATTTTTAGAAAAGATAATGATAATGAGCAGATATCTCCGGAAAAGCGATGGCCGTACCGGCGTATCGGTGTGCCTCGATCGACATCGGAGTGGTAAACCTCGCGTTCTGCGTAACCGACTTCTCTCCGAGAATCGATGGAACATTCGGTTTCGACCTTGTCCACGTGCAGCGCGTGAAGATCGGCAATGTGCGCGAGACCATGCACGACCTCGGGAAAAAACTCTTGTCGTTTTTCGACGCCTGCGACGCTCTGCACCATGAAAAGCTGGACTATGTGTTCATCGAGCAACAACTCTCGCGTGCTGTGAAAAACATGGTCCTCGCGTATGTTACCATGGCGTATTTCGAGACGAAGAGGATCGGTTGTAGCGATGATACCACAATTTCCTTTGTGTCGCCGAAAACAAAATTCGCAGCCGTTCGGTACGCGTTTCCGCAAGACGTGTTGTCCGAAATCAACTTCGAACGCCGCGGGAGAGAGTTGAAGAAGCTGACGGTGGAAGTAGCACGCCTCTTGTTTACAACCTTCGACGTGAAGGCCGGTTTGGACGCCATGGCAAAATACGGCACGAAAGTCGATGACGTCTCTGACGTTTTCCTGCAGAGCTTCGCCTTCTTCCTGGAAAAATTCCCACCGAAATCATCAGCCGCTCGTGAAAGTGGATCCTCGTTTATTACGGTTGAAGAGAACCGACAGAGTGAAGACGCCGATGAACAGGCATAGGAGGTGGCAGTCGTGGCGATCGATTGTAATGTGTATCTCGTAATTTCCGTCTCGCTTTTCCGTTCGCAAGGGTCTTGTGTTTACAACGGCGGCTTTTGTGCCAAGAGCGCGCGGTTTTTCGTTGGTGTCCTGCAAACGTTTAGTTTTTTTAGGGTTTTGAGGGTTTTTGAGCTTCGGCACGGTGTTCTGCATCGCTTGAGAAAATATATCACCGTATGCGTCGCTTAGAAGAGCCGGCATGTCTCAGCATTACATCAATTACCTGGACCAAACATTTTTATCCTCGGCGGACAACATTTTCCTCAACCATTTTTTCGCGCCCAAAATGTGCATCAAATTTTTGTCTCTAAGATCTCTGGCATCACCACCACAGCCCCACCACAACCTCGCCACACCCCCGACATGCCCATGTCCATGTCCTGCTCGCCGGTCATCCCGAGCTCCGTGCTGGCATTTTTTGCGGGTTCCGGTGGTGTGAACATCCTGGCGTCTCCTTTATTCCTGAAGAAGCACACCGGAAGATCCCGGGTGTTTCTCCCGATCCACGATATCTACCACGCGGGCAAAGACAACGAAGGGAACGCGGTGTACACGGTGTATCGAATTTTAGCCAAGGAATACAAGCACAACACCATCCAGGGGATGCTGTGCGTGTCGTTGGTTTCTGGGTACGGCGTGAAGGATCCAGCAACGTGCGCTAGCAACAACTCGGTCTTGATGCGACCGAACGATCTCAAGAAGTTAATGACGGAGGGCACGACTTCGATCAAGCGAAACTCGGTGGTGGTGTTTCAAACGGGGATGGTGGTGCGGTTGGAGGACATTGAGATATTCTGTGACCTACCTCTCATCAACAAAAAAGATCTGATTGAGAGACAGAGCATCGGAGCCGTATGCAAGCGCGACTTGTACAAGGCGACAAGAGGCGAGGACAACTGGGCACACGTCAAGCAGGGAGCGCTCATCAAGGACATGGAGTCTTCGGTCCACCAACTTCTTCTGCCGTACTACCGACGCTACAGGGACAATAGTAGCGACCCCCAGCATTTCTTCAAGGCCTTCATGGAGGACATGATACGGACGTGTGACGCCCACTACACGAACTTCACCGAGAGTGAACAGTTCGACGAGTTGTTGACAGATATTGTTCAGCGTAACAAGAAGAGATCGTGTCCATCTTTGCAGACAGAGACGCGGCCCAGGAAGAAGTGGGGTGGGAAGTCGGAGTCGGATGCAAGTGAAAGTATCCCCGAGATGTCTGTGGTGCCAACGGTCTCGGGTGGCCAAAGGAAGAGGGACCTGGTGAAGGATGCGTTGAAGCACGTCTCTCGCGAGAAAATAGCGTCGATCATATTTTAAACGATTTTAAATGTATGCATAAAAAAAATGTTTTCTTACTGCATCGACATGTCGAGGTTTTTTGACTTCAGCCTCTACAGGCGAACGGAGGAGCGACTGCGCCCCGCCGAAAAAGAACTCAGTGGTCGTTTTCACTCCACCGAAAACGTGGCACTGGTCTACAAGCGAGCCTTGTCGGAAATAGACTCTAACGTTGCTTACGCCGACGTGACGGGAACGATGGATGCGATCTTCAGACAAGCGATCCAGACTGAAAATCTGCCTCAAGTGTCCGACATGAACAACCTTGTCCTCCGCCGTCTCGCTGCCTTCACCGAAAGGGCGAACTCGAGCCAGAGACAATTTTCCGACCGAGCGTTCTCAAACAGCAATGTTCCGAAAACATTTATTCCTCGGCCGTCATACAGTTCGTACGGCGACGACGACGGCGGCGTTAACGATGAACCAATCGAGCTTCTGCGGCGATAAAAATGTTGATTGTAAGCATCTAAACATACATGCCGACTTCCAGCGAACGTTCATGGTACCAGATGGGTGACGGAGTGTCCTGTAACATATCTCCATTACAGGTGGTCAACGCGTTAAAGAAAATGGGTGCTCCGCCACATAAAATCGCCAGTGTTAAGACCAGGTCCGATATGTGCCGCAACATAACACAAGCTCTTGGTCTTGATTGCCTGAAGAACTGGAAGTTCAAGGCCTTCCTTGGGTCGGGTGCCTATGGAAGCACGTTTAGTGTTGTTAATAAAAATGGTAATGTTCGTGCGGCGAAGATTGTCAGCGTGGACCCGAGTCGCGAGGTCAGGGCGCAGAGGAAAATGGAATCGATTGGTGTGGCTCCAACTGTCTACGATACCTGCAAACTTGCCAAAGGAGTTTGGGTTTTGATCATGGATCAAGTGGACGGCTCCGTGCAGGACTTGGTTGGTGGCAACAAGAGTCTGGGTAAAAAAAAGTTGAGGAGCCTCTTTCAGGAGATTGTGAAGATTGTCGAGGTCATGGAAGAAGCTGATGTCTCGCACGGCGATCTCTCTCTCGACAACATAGGGTACATCGTTCGTCCTGATGGAAGCTATCGGATAATGCTCATCGATTTCGGGTGGAGTGGAAAACACGTGCCAATGTTTGACATGACGAGCCTTGCGCAAGCTATCTTGTTCACGAAGAACGAACACAATCGCGAGTATCTTTACGACAAGACCCACGCCTACATCCTTGCAAAGTACAATTTCACTCTCCCCGAATCGACGAACGGATTCGACGAGTTGTTCAGGAATTTCCAGAAAAAGTACGTCACCGATTGGAAGACACGCATGGATTAGGCTGGAATAGTCATCGAAGGAGTGGTTTGCTTGTTGTTGCCGTTGCTGGTACCCAATATCGATTCGGGCATCAGTGATGCTCCCGGGCCTCGCATGGTTTTCCTCTTGGGTTTACCACCTTCTAAACCGGAACCAGCGGAACCAGCGGAACCAGCGGAACCAGCGGAACCAGCGGTTGAAGAACCGGTTGAAGTTTGTGGGGGCGGTGTAGACCGAGGGATAGGGTAGCTGTTGCTTCGTGGCGCCGCACCATTGGCGTTGATCATCCCCATCATGCTCATAACGGACGACATCGGATTGGCTGTCGACCTCTTTTTGTTGGTTGTCCCGTCTCTCTTCTGGCCGATGGCGTTTCCGGCGTGGTGGAATATAGCTGCCGACATAAAGGTGAAGAGAATCTGCATCTCTGGTCCGACAGAAGACCGACCCGAGTATTTGTGGTGTATCTGTTCGAAACAGTCGTCGTAGTCGTCCAGGTTAAGCATCATGCTCTCGGAGAATCCGTCCAGTCGCAGGTTGAACGGATTGAAATATGCGTTGCCGGTTTCGACAAGCGTGGTGATTGTCACCAGAACACGCCTCATGATCTTCATGGACTTCTTGGAGTTGCTCTCCCTCTGCATGCGATAGCACTCGTACCGAATCTCGTCTATGTCGTCCTTGACGTCCCACTGCTTGGTGGTCGTGAATCCATTTTTGGACAGATTAGCTATGCGCGTGAGCATTTCGACTTTTTCGTGAAGAAGTTCTTCCTTTCTTTTCTTCTTTTCAACTTTCAGTTTTCCCGATTTCGGCCTGGGTGCATGAGTCCCGGACGATGTCGATGACACAGCAGTGTCGGTGGAACAAGAAGGCCGTGACGACGCAGATGAAATCGAGGACGGCCTTGAAGAAGAGGTTGACACAGACGACATGGATAGAGAGGACGAGGAGGAGGTGGACGAGGAGGAGGTGGACGAGGAGTACCCTTTCTTTTTCTCTCTGAACTTGTTTTTCTTGGTGCCGCTCTTCTTGTTCTTCTTCGTCTTGCCCGGCTTCGCCGTCGGCCCCGCCGACTTCATTTGGCTGACGGGGCCTGTCTTGAGCGAGTTGAGAAGAGTCCCGAATAACTGCGAGTTTGTGTCTGGTTTGGTCATCGGCGGTGGTGGTAGCGATGATGTAGCCATCGGTGGTAGCGGAGGCAGTGGCGGCGGAAGAATCGTCTTTTTTTTCGGTTTCATGCCTGCACCATTGGGGGGGGAAGTCGTCTTCTTCTTCTTCTTCTTCTTGTAGTTGTTTGCACCTGTTGATTCCGCTGTGCCGACAAAATCTACGGGTGGCGAAGGAAAAGCCATCGTCTTGGGGGTCAATCCGCCTTTGAAAGTGTCTTTGCCGGCGATGGTCTTCATGGACTTCATGGCATTCATGATGCCTTTCTCGTTCGGTGGGTTGGTCATCTCGTTTTAACTTGTAGCATAAATTTTAATTTGTGGAATCTCGACGCGGCGTGCAAACGAGAACGTCTAGATTTTTTCCCTGATCTTCTTGAGCCCACCGATCGCGCCGACTACGACAAGGTTGTTCTCACGGAAGCTCTGAATTTCGGTTAACCTCTTCTTGATCTCTTCGTTGTTGGACGTTTGAATCTTGGTAAGACTGCACAACTCGCTTTCTATGATCTCTTCGACGTACGCAAGAGAAGCTTTTTGTAAGGATTTCTGCTGTTCCATTGGCTGCCGAGAGTCATTGCTTTCGTTGGTGCTTGACCCGAACATTTCAGACATGGGGATGAGAGGAGTGTGGGTAGAGACGTTCTCGTTCATTGTTCTGCGTTTGTCGATATGCTGTACAGAATATAATATTTATCTCTCTGTTGGGACGCGTCCGAATCATGATATAATCTTTTCTACACACATTATATTATATCTATCCGTGTGTGCACCACAGTGGCCGCAATGGACCGTTGTGACGACTCGACTTTTGGCGGCATCACCCGCGTGCCGCCGGTGACAGATGGATTCCGTCGCTTGACGAACAGGGTCAAGAGAAACATGACAATTCAAAAGAAAGATGCGAGGTTTCTCAAGAAGATGAATGCGTCGTTCCCGGGCGTGGTGTGCACAATAGATAGCTTCGTTGACATTGCTGCATATCGCACCACCCACCACAACAACGGGAGAGCGGAGCGCGTGGTCACACAAGCGGATGTGCGAGACGCGGACGCGGACGCGGACGCGGACGCGGACGCGGACGCGGACGCGGACGCGGAATTCGTGACGGAAAACGGTCTCTCTAAAGCGTGGATTTGCGAAGTTTGTAACAAAGAGCTGGTCTACATACGCAAGGATGCGGAGAGAGTTTGCCCCGACTGCGGTTTGTCACATCCGTACCAGGAGATGACTAGAGAAGACTGTATCCGGCAGGGATACGTGAGCCACACCACGTACATGTACAAGCGACAGAATCATTTCAAGACCTGGCTCAAGCGCACGCAGGGCAAGGAGACCACCACCGTCGACAAAGAGGTGGTTGACAGTGTCCGCCTCGAGCTGAAGAAGCAGCGGATCGATGACATCACAACGATCGGTCACACCAAAGTAAGGGAGATCCTCAAAAAGCTTCGCTTGAACAAGCACTACAACAATTGTGTACAGATCACGGCGATGATTACGGGGGTGACGCCTCCGCAGATGACGAACGAACAGGAGACTGCCCTTCTTCAGATGTTTGACGCAATCCAGGAACCTTTTCAGGAAATTATCCGAAGCGAACCGCGGCAAAACATGCTGTCGTACTCGTTCTTGATCCACAAGTTCTTGCAGCTCATGTCATGGGACGAGTACCTTCCCTACTTTCCTTTGCTAAGGTCGGTGGACAAGATACAGTATCAGGACTGGATATGGAGGAAGCTTTGTGCCGAGGTGGGGTTTGAATACATCAAGTCGACGTTGTAATTAACGGGTCGGTGTGTTGATTTGCGCCTCAGATGTGGTCGTCGCGGTCTTGGTCCATGGCCACTCTTCGGGACCGCCCGCGTTCTCGTTTAGAATAGACTCTTTGATGGCGGGATATACGCGCCTTTTCATGTAATCGGCGAAGTTCTGTCCGCTATGAAACCACATTTTTCGAGACAATTGTGTCGCCGCCACCGCGCACCGTTCTTCGTAGTCGGTGAAATTGTGGAGCCAGTGCATTGTTGCGCACTCTTTGGCCACCTTTGAGGCAGTCCATTCCGGGGACGTTGTGCCGTTGATGTAGCAGGAGCACAGCCTGCTGTCATGCCTTAGCACCAAATTTAGATTGGACAACTGTTCTTCCAGGCTCCTTTTCCGGGCATCCCTCTGTCGCCGAAGGTCTTCCATCGCTGCAAAGCTGTGGAATTTATGTGAATTTGTTTTAATTATAATTATTATTATATATTCGGAATCATGAGCGAGTTGGTCACTGATGACGACGCACAGCAACAGGGAAAAAGAGTGATGACACCCGCTATCGAAAACATGACCGTCAAGGAAGAACGAGCGTGCCTCTCGGAGATAAGAAAGCTCGGTGCGGGGGCTGACCATCAGCACATTCTATCAAACGGGTGGACAACGGGTAAGTTTGCACTAATGTACGTGACGGGGCAGCACGTGAAGCGTAAAATAAAGACAAAAAAAGAAGGCGATAGCGCGAGAGCGAGCGATGGCGCGAGCGCGAGCGCGAGCGCTTTCTCTGGTGATCAGGAGAAGTTGAGTATGATATGACGACTCTTGCATTTCTGGAACATGGCGTCCATCATTTTCTCCAGGAACGACGCCGTTGTGTACATGGCGTCACGAGAAGCCTTTTCCATGGACCCCATGGATACGGCGACCGAATACTGCTGTGGGTCGCTCTCGGCCCTCTTCTTTGTGTCCCCTTGCCACACGACTGCAAGGTGGAATTTCCACGAGGACCTCTCGGATTCATGAACGAAGACCTTTTCCGATTTAATCTTCACCCACGTGTACGTGGAGTCGTGGTACGACCTGCTCGTACGGTCGAGCTCTTCGTTTTCATACTTTTTCACGGTAAAGTCAATCAATTTGCATGCAGTGCATCCGCGCACTGTCTGCAACACGTGCTGTTTGAATACGACCGTCTTTTGACCCCTGTTGGTGTCTGCTACGATGATGTCGCTGGTAGGGTGCTGAATAGTGTACTCGACTCCGGTGTCCCACTTGCTGACAGATTTCCAGTGGTCGGAAGACTTCATGTGATTGTGGATTCTGACGAACGACGCACGATCGGTGAAGAACTCTCCCCTGACCCCAGTGGATCCGCACAGGTTTTCGAAAAGAGGCGCAGCTTTCACCACACTGTTCTCGTCGCTCGCTCCCTTGTAGTAGTAATACGAGTCGTCTTCTGCGTTCATTGTCGAAGCGCTCAATGATGCCGAGCGCAATAAAAACGAACTGAAAACTTTAATCTTGTGCCAACCTTTGTGTAATAATGTTGGGTTCAGAGATCGGGAATATTTAGTTTCCTGAAAATTATGACACGTTGGGATTGCGACGTACGGCTGTGGAGGGGTGTTCCATGTTCTTTTCCCAAGTTTCACGGCTGGCCAGTCTCTCCTTTCCGTGATGATGACCTCGTCTTGTCGTCTACGTGTAGCCTCAGATATGTGTGGTGTGGTGGGTGTTCCAACTGGTTGCCGGAGTTGTCGCGATATCACGCATGTGGGTTAAGGCAGGCACGGCATCATGCCGAGGATGCCGAGGATGCCGAGGATGTCGAGGATGCCGAGGATGCCGAGGATGTCGAGGATGCCGAAAGGGAGCCTGTTTACGTCGTTGCGACAGAGGATAACGAGCATCTTTCCAGGTGTAACCTGTGCAAAGATCGTTTGCGTCTGGAATACATGCAGGATATCGAAGAGTGGGTTTACGCGGACTGCATTGAGCACGAGGGGGTTCTCGTACACAAATTGTGTAGAGATGTTTTATTGTCTTAGACCCGGCGAGGACGCGCAATCCGAGCTGTTTCATTTTTAAGTCGTTCGTCGGACCAACCCTTATTCTAAAAAAAAATATTTTGTGTTATGAAAGAACAAGGAGAAGAAGAAAATGTCCTCCACGCAGGAAGGTACCACTTTGATTCTTGCCAGCGTAGCCGTGTGTCTTCTAATTTATGTCATGAAGCAAGAGTTCCATGGACCGCGTCGATACCCGCGAGTAGCCGGAGTCGTGGGTGCTATTAAGGGCGCGCTCGGTTCTCGCGGTGCTACCGACTGTTCGGATATCAACCCCTCGCACGCGGACTGGGCTCGGTGCGCACAAGGTTCAGCGATGGGACGAGTGCCAACCAAAGACGCCTCCGCCGTGTTGAAAAACACGAGCCTCGACTTTGCCAGCGACTCTCTCAGGAACCAAGGTCTGGGAACGGGCCGGCTACAGGACGACTTTGTTCACGACCAGTATAGCGGCAATCTGGGAGTTCCTCACCCCGGTGGGATGAGGATAGACAAATCGAGCCTGAAGAACAATGGTTTCTTTTCGAGTGGGACGCAGAACGCTTCACAGATCAGCAGCGAGGGCGCAGCCGCGTTCCCTTTCTCGAGAAAGAGTGGTGACAAGCGCGAAGAGTTCAAAAAGACTAAGGCATCCGGTCATGTTCCGGGCACGGAGCCTGTCGGGATGGGCATGAAGCTTGCCCACTTGAAACGAAAAGCCGAGTCGTCTGTCGCTACCGGTGGCGGGGGCAGGAGCGCATCGCGCGCACAGGTGAACAAGAAGCTCGGGGTGGCTCCTTTCGAGGAACAGGGGGCCGAGTTTAACCCTTTCTCGGGAAACAAGAAGAGTCTTGGAACCGGTCTCAAGATCAGCGAGGCTTTCGACGCAAAAAAATTGGGGATGGGGTCTGGCCTCGAAGAGGCTTATGGTAGTCTCGGCGCAGCAGTGTCCCCGTTTTCGTCTTCGGACGTCGGTGTATCTGCGGGTGAGATAGCAGCAGCCACCTCTTCTCTAAAAGAAGTTAACATCGTGCAGAGTACAGGTGGTCAGAACATCGACCGGTTTATCCGTCCATAGTTATCTATTAAGAAAGAAAGTAGGTGATGGCGCGTTTCGTCTCACTTTGAGGTAGAACGAACGAGATGCGTGAGATCTTTCATAGGAAACGCGTGGAAGCCGATGATATTAAGAGTATCCAGCGTGTTACAAACGTTGACGTGGTTAACGATACGATCACGATCCCCGACACCCCCAAAACTCCCATTGTCGTCTGGGGAAGACTGTCCGATGCGGGCGACACGGATGTCGTCCGAGCTTGCTTGCAGTGGCCACTCTCATACGACAAGCGTTGTCACAATTGTGCGCATTTTTTCCAGGGAGTTCCCGTGCCTCTCCCGGTGAGCAGAGATGACCTCAGACATGTTTACTTTTGCGAGGGGAAGTTCTGCTCGTGGCAATGTGCCAAATCTTTTAACATGCGCGAGACTTCGCCGGCCGGGAGAGGTAATAGAAACATGTATATTTCGGTGCTAGCGTACAAGACTTGGATCAAGCTGAAAAAAGGCGTCATCGACGTCGAGACCAAGCAAAAAATGAAGACATACTGTGACTACAGGCTGAATCCCGCCGCACCTCGATCTAAGCTCCGGGAGTTTGGTGGGGATATGTCGATTGCAGAGTACCGCAAAGACTTTTGTGGAATCATTCCGCCCGAGGAAATCATAGAGAAGACGAGTCCTCTGTTAAACATCCGACGAATGGCTGTCCTTCCGTTCATCGACACGGACTCCGCGAGCTCCTGTCCAAACGTCTTGCGGAAGTCAGTTCAACACATAGAGGCGATGGCACCTTATGTGGGCACCAAGCGCATCGACACCAATCGCGAACAGGAATTCAACAACTCTTTCGTGGACAGACTCAAGCGAGCCAGGTTAGATCCGGCTATCATGACCAGAAAGAAAGAGTTGGACGTCTCCAACACACTGCTGTCTTCAATGGGCATCGAGATTAAGAAAAGGTCGCGATGATTTGTGGTCGACGGTGTCGTCGTCAAGTTTCTTGAGCATTGGTCTTGGCGTCGGCGTCGGCGTCGGCATCGGCATCGGCCTCGGCGTCGGCGTCGGCCTCGGCGTCGGCCTCGGCGTCGGCCTCGGCCTCGGCGTCGGCGTCGGCATCGGCATCGGCCTCGGCGTCGGCGTCGGCGTCGGCGTCGGCGTCGGCGTCGGCGTCGGCGTCGGCGTCGGCGTCGGCGTCGGCGTCGGCCTCGGCATTGCCGATGTATTTTTTTACACAATTCACACGAAATAAATAATGTTTACCAAGAACACAAAGAAATCAAAGAAATCAAACAAATGGAAGGAGGTTTTGGCAACGGGTTAGGGGTAACCCTAGAGAACGGCATGAGTAAAACCGGTGGAGACTCCATGACGCTCGCATCGGGGGGAAGAGTTTGGCGACTCAGGGTTCCGTCCATACAAGAGAGCTCTGACAACATTCTAATTCTTGAATTCAAGCATGGAACCACTTGGTATCCGGCGCAGCAATTCGTCGTGACGCTATGACTTGTCACGAACGCTCAGAGCTTTGTTCTCACTCTCGAGAAGAGCGTTCAGCCTGGAACGGGCGACGTACTCGTACACTTTGATGCAGAAGAGTGTGTAAGCGAGGTATGCGAAAAGAAACGCGTAGACAGAGACAACAAAGGCCTCGAACTTCCGGGAGATCAGCTCCTCGCAGGCCAACATGGAGTCTTCCGTCGAAGACCAGAAAAAAGCATCAACTTTTGTCAGCTCGTAGCAAATGTTTTCTTCGCTGAGGCCTTCCCACAAGTACAAAAGCCTGGGGCCTTTCTTGTACAGGGTTTTCAGTGGCCATTTCAAAAGTGTCCACGCCAGCTTCTTGAGGGTGTTCATTTTATTGTAAGTATAAACTCATTTTTTTCGCAATAATATTCGAAACAACCAATCAACCGACCTTTCTCTTCTTCTCAAAAAAAGTGGTAATCTCTCTCCGTCCATGATTGAGGTTAGCCATCCTCCTTTGCGACTCCACGAACAAGCTCGACGGCGACTCTATTACGTGCTGCAAAAGATCCACCATTGGGTTGCGCAGCTGGTGGTCAATGTAGTAGAGAAAGTCTGGACGGCACCTGCCGACGTTGACCATGCGGGGGTCTTCCGCCCTGGAGCTAATATCCCCCCTGCCCGTCGTGATCACGTACGGTATCCTCTCTCCTAGAGTGGGCGGGTCCCAGTCAACAATGTTGTACCTGACGAACGCCATGTATCTCTCTCCTAGCTTGTGAGCGTCGCCAATGCCGGCCAGCACCAATCCGACAACCTGTGCAAAACCTTCGCCTACCAAAACGCTGTAGACATCATCATAGAGCTTGCGCAACGCTGTCACCGCGTATGCCTCTGCCTTGAAAGGGCTGGTCGTGTCGCCACGAATGCTTTCGACCATGTCACACATGTCCAACTCTCTCTTAGCGCGCGTAGACAAGTATGACTTGAGATTGGTCATCTTGGTCCAGACAGAAGACAGGAGCGAGTCGTCGTACCCGCCGAGCACCTCGTAGGCCGGTTTGATGAACTCGCGAAATACCGCTTGTTCCTTCGTGCGCTCCAGTATCTTGATCGCGAGCGTCGCGTGTGGCGACGGTGTCTTGTATACCCACTGCTTTAGCTCCTTCCTGATGGTCAAGTCTTCTATCGAAATCTGCCCCCTCTCTAGCCGCAGCAGCGTCTCGGTGAGATGTTTCTTCACTACCCCTCTCCCGTCCTTGACGCCGACGTCCATGAGCATGTGAATGGCGTCGGATGCACATCTGCCGACAAATGGCGCGTTGTCTCGCCTGACGGTAACCAAGCCCTTCATCGTCATCGTCGGCGGGCCCTCTACCGTCTCCCACGATAGGCCGGCATACCTCTTCTTCGAAACCAAGAGGTACTTGAAGTAAATGTTTTCGAATTCGAGAAGGATGGGGTGCCCGAACATTTCCGAAATCTCCTTGGAGACCTTTGTACCCATGTCGAAACAGTAGCGCATCTTGTCACCAAGACTCTCGATTTTACGGTGCTCGGGGAAGATGACCATCACGGAGTCCGTGTCGCCATAGATGACGTTGCAGCCGTGCTCCTTCTCGGCGTACTCCTTGGTGCGCTTGATCATGTCTCGGCCGGTCGAAGTGACGGCGGCCGCGATTTCCACGAGAGGAAGCATGCCGTTGTTGACCGTCCCCGTGAAACCGTAGATGGAGTTCATGGTGACCTTTTGGGCCTTCTGTTTTGAATCTAGGAGAGAGTAGGCGAACGGGTCCTTCTCGGACTTCATCAGCTTCTTGGTGGCCTTCCTCTCCTCGCCAAGCATTTCTTCCAGCTCGCACAGAATGCTCTTGGACCCCTGGCGGTGCGCGAACGTGACACTGGCTTCGTCCGAAATCTGGTGGTCCTCGTAGATGATGCCTGTGATGCCTCTGTATTTGTCGTCCTTGACGATTGTCGTGTAGCAAAGCTGCTTAAGCCGCATGATGCTGGGGTACAGCGACGCGAAGTCCATGGTCACCACGGGGTCCTTTTCGTAGAAGCCTTTCTTGGCGTCGATCACAGACGCTCCTTTATACCCGTCGTTCAGCACTTGCGTGCCGTCGGCCGCCACCTTCTTCTTGGCCGCCGCGTAGTTGCATACATATTCGCCGTGGATCCGGTTGAGGATGAGGCTCATGCATTTAATCTGCTGTCCTCTCCCCACAATGTACGTCAGCGGGACCGTGCACAACTTGGCCATCTCTGTCGCGTCGTACACTTCCTTGATCTTGTCCAATAGTTTCAGGACAAGCCCGCTGTCTTGGTAACAGTACTTGGCAATGACACCGAGCTTCTTCGGGTCCTTGGACGTGCACGCCTGCAGGATGTCCGTGTACGTGACGTCGTCCTTCTTCCCACCAAAAAATTTGTCACACACGGCGTTGAGCTTGTAGCTGGCGAGTTTCTGCGAGCGCCTCATGACCATAAACAGGTCAATCTCGACGCGTCCGGGGATGATGATCTGCTTGAGCTCGTTCTTGCCGAGGGCGGCGCTTTGCAAAGTCTTGACCTCCAGATCACAGACAAGATTCTTGATGAAACTAAGCTTTTTGAATCCCTCGAAGCCGTACCTCTCGGCTCTCTTGTACAGGAACGCCGAGTCGAACTTGAAGGTGTTGTATCCGCACAGAATATTGCAGCCTCGCTCGACCAAGATCTCTCTAAACTTGTCGAGGAGCTGCAGCTCGTTTTCGACAATGAGCAGGGGCGTTCCGTCGACGGATTCGGTGTCACCCACGCAGATGACAACGCCGTCCGCGTACGAGTCCACGGCGTGGCCCGTGGCCGAAGCACCTGCATCGGGGCACGGATCACCGAGCCTGGCGAATATCATCGAGGCTTGGAAGATGTAGTCCTCGTTGGCATTCAGCCCCGACGTCTCGAGGTCGTACGAGCAGATGGTCATCGGTGGCGGTTTGCGGTCGACGACCTCTTCTCCCACCGGACGCACGTTGACGAAGTCGACGACAAACTCTTTGGGGCAATGCGTCTGCTTCGCCTTGTCGGGGACTTGCATGTAGTTTTCCATCCGGAAGTATGAGGACGGGCGGACACCGCTTGCGTGGAAGAACTTGAGAATGGAGTCGACGCTCTTGGACTCGTAGACGCACATGCCCGGGTATTTGTTGCGGTCGACGAAGGTGTTTGGTGCGGGTTCGCGCTCGCCACGGAGTTCGTCTAGGTGTTTCCGGACGATGTAGAACGATATCGTTCCGGTGAACTCCATGCGGATGTAGGGGAAGAGGTCCCCGTTGGAGAACCCGATGAGTCTCTTCCTCCGCACGACAGACATCTTGTATACGTTTCTCTGCCACTTCTCCTGCTTGAACCGTTCCAGATAGTTCGATCGGACGTCATCTTCCGAGATGTCGAAGTCGAAGCCGACATACAGGTAGGTCTTGAAATTCTTGACGCTGACGAACACGTTCGTGCCGTCCTCTTCCATCGCAAAGAGCTGCATGGTTGGGTTTTGAAACGACCCGCTGTTGTCGCGAATGTCGTGCAAGTACAGATCCATCTTTCCCCTTGAAACAAACTTGTTTTGAGCACACGCCGAAGAGCCAATCCATTTAAAGTTTACGGGAAAAATTGGCTTTGGCTTGGCTGAAGATGTCGTCGTTGAAACTTCTGCGGGTGCTTTTGTCGCATGTTCGCAAAAACCTGGGAAGATGTGGGTGGCAGAAGAGGTTGGTGGTGTGGTTGCTGGGGCTGGGGATGGTATCCCTGGTATCCCTGGTATCCGTACCTGACAAGTTGGGTCGGGACACCCATGGACGCGTGAAACACTCTTTCCGCGTTAAATTCTTTGATTTTCTCTTTGTGCTTGTCCCACTGGTCTTGCCAGAGATCTCCCCCAAAATTGCACTCGCTTTTCATGTAATCCGGACACATACCGTTCGCGTAGAAGGGATTCGGGGTGTAACCATCAAGTGTTTGTGAGCATGCGAGCTTGCACAACTCTTCTTCCCCGATGTCAGACATGAAGCTGCTTGTTGCACTACATGCTTGTTGCAAACATTTTTTATCGTCGGATGCGGAAATTCATTGTTTCAAATTTAAAGCCCCTTGTTCGAATCAAGGCAGACGAGCTCAAGAAACATGGTGTAGTCTACTCCGAGAAAGTCGTACGTCGTGCCATCCTCGTTGTAGAACTGGAACCTGATCTTGTTGATTCTTTTCATGACGCTGTTGAACTCGTGTGAACCCACGGCAGTATCTTTGCCCAGAAAGTTGACAAGGTTCGCTCCGGAGAATAGTTGAATTCTCCCGAAGAACGATCGCGTCGAAAGCGACGGAATGTGAATCGATCCTACGTCCTGGTTGTCGACGACGGCGCGGCAGAGAACCATTCTCCTTCCGCGGCTCAGGTCAAAGCGGTTGGGTGCAATGTAGGTCGTGCCCAGCGCCGTTTCAGAGTTGATGGGAGACAACGAAGTCACCCCGTCCTCGAACAAGAGTATTGTCGGGTAGTCGAACTGTACGGTGACGCCTTCGTCTTCGTCTACCGAGACCACGGTTGCATTTAGGTATTTATAGTCTTGGAATTCCTCGGAATGAAAGCCGTCGAAGACAACCACGTCGTCGACAGAGAGAGTTGTCGGTGAAGATGGTGTGATCACAATCTGGACGGTGTTGCTGTCAATATCGGAGAGATTGATGTCTTCCACTCCCCAACTCACGCCGGGGTCTGACAGATTTGCGAACGTCCCTGAATCATGAGACCACAGCGCGGACCTGTCTACATAAATCTCCACATGGGTTTCAGCGTGCACGATTGCCACGGTACACACCATGTCGTTCATGAACCCCGGAACACCGGACAGCCTCACACAGTCTCCCGCCGTGAGGAAGGTTGCTTTTTCTAGCACTACCATCACCGACGCGTTATCGAGCGTGTCGGTGCTGCTGCTAAAGGGGGAGCCTATCGATAGAACGTCGAAGTTCGACTGATCGGCGAGATCCGAATCTCCGAAGCCCGCGATGCTTGCCATCGAGCTGACACCGGCGTACGGTACCATTCGAGACAATGACGCGTCCATGGTCTTCCAGTCCAAGTCGGAAAAGTCCCCGATCACGCGCACCTCGCTATGAGCAGAGGACTCTATGTTCTCGACAACCTGTACATCCCTGTCAGCGTACGTGTACGGTTGAAATACGAGGAGCGCGCCGGGTTTGAAAACCTGCTCGGCCGGCCCTAAGAATGACAGCAGAGCCTCCGTGTCAGAGTTGACGATGATTGCTGAGAGCGTAACCGTCGCGGTGGACGCGTGGATGTTGTACTCGTAGTCACCCGATGATACGATCCCTACCTTGCCGAACAGGAGGGATGTTTGAAAGACGTACTCGTTTCCCATATCTCTGTCGCCGTTAAACATGACGGGGCACTTTGCGGAAAGTGTGAGCGCAGAACACAAATTTTGGACCGAGTGGGCACCCGGAGACACGCGCAGGGAGTAGAAATAGTACTCGTCTTCGCCACGCTTTTCGCTGATGTAAAAGTTGTTAGTGGTGCTGTCGATAGCGTATCGCGTGTGAGGTATTTCAAAGTTGAGAATCTTCATTCCAATTACGTTAGACTGGTCGTCGAACGTGAGTTCTGCGTCGGCCGAGTCTGGATAGAGCGTTTTGTCTCTGTTCGCGGAAGACAGATTAAGGTATTTGTGGTGAACACCATCCGTCCGAGACAGAGACGTGTCGAGATCCGAGCGGCGATTGACAGACATGGATCGTCGTGATGCTGTAGGGCAAATATTTTTAATTTAATTAAGTTGTGATCTGAAGTTGCTCCCTGAACTTTTTTTTTTCTGCCTTTGCGAACGCAATCTCTTCTTTCGAAAATACTCCTCGGTGACACTGTTTCGCCGCAGCGTTCTTTTGGGCAAGCTTCCGCGCATTCTTCTTTATGATCCTGATTTCTCTTTCCATTTTCTCCCTGCTGCGTGAATTGAACCTGCGTCCGTCAACCGGGTTCAGTTTCTTTCTATCTTCCTGCATTTTGGCATGCACTTTGCTCAGGGTCATTGTGGCGATCGAATGTCCACCTAAATATACGACAACATTTAAATCTAGGCTCGTATACCGAAACCGGGAATTTTGTTACGGCGGTGGTACCGGGACTTGTTGCATCAGGTAAGGCGCGTACGGGCTCTGTGGCTGCATGGCAGCTCTGTTGTGTTCCAGCGCCCTTTCCCGTTCAGTGAGCACCGGTGGCGCTCCAATCACATTGTGTGGATCGTAGACGTTGTATCCACCCGCGAGGGCCGGACCTGGTTCCGTCATGGACCCCGTGTATGGGTGGGGGTACTGGTTGTTGGGATCCGTGGGGTGCGGGTTCTGTGGTGTCACGACCTGCGTGGCGAACGGATATGATGAGTAGTACGGGTATAATGCGTTCAAGTAGTTGTAGGAAGACGACGGATCAGCGGCGCCCGCGTTGAAAGAGGACGACGGATCAGCGGCACTCGCGTTAAAAGATGACGACGGATCAGCGTCTCCCGCGTTGAAAGATGACGATGGTGCAACGCCCGGGGTGAAAGACGAGTCTTCGCCGAGGGCAGAGATGGTCGCCGCCATGAGAAGAGGGTTCATGCCACCCATGGGGGCCACCGCCGGAGGCGCCACATAGCCGGGGGATGCCATCGGCATGGCGGGCGTCATCGGTTCCAGTAGAGGCGTGAACGGGTTGGGACCCATGGTGGTCATCACACTCGGCGCGGCCGCAGGCGCAGCCGCCACCGGTGCTCCGAACAAACCACCGAAGACATTGGGGTTGAACGGCTTCATGTTGAAAGGGTCTTGAGGGTTGTAGCCGAATGGGGGTGGGGGGCCGTAGATCTCCTCGCCCGTTTTGTAGTGAGGGTACATGTTGTACGGGTCCATCGGGTTGTACACCATGCCGTAGCCAAAAGCAGAGTCGGGGTCGGCGCTGTCTCCGCCTTGCGTAGAGGTCATGCCTTGCGCAGAAGTCATGAAATCGTTTAGTTTGTACCATTTGTCAATATAATATTTTGTGAGATAGTACAATATTCCCAACAAGAATCAACTCGAAACGTTCAGAAGAAGGCCGACATCACAGCGCTACGACGAGACGACGACAAGCTTTCGCAACTGAAGTACCCTAAAAGCTGGACCCTTGAGGAGTATAATATAATATTGACACGTGTAGAAGGGGGACGTGTATGAAAGGGATAAGAGGCTTGTTCAGCAACAAGAAAAAAAGGGCCATGGATGACGACGATCACGCGTCATCGGCGAAAAATATGATCGTGGTCAAGACACAGTTTCTGCGCAATATGGCTTACCGAATAGACACGGACATGATTCGTCGACTCACGCGTAGCTCGTGTAAATTCAGAGAAATATCAGACAAATCAACCATACCAGACTTCGTCGCAACGGTTTTTGACGTTGGTGAAGAGTACGGGACGATGCTAAACAACGTCCTTGCCTACTACGACTCCGTCAATGGAAAGTTCAAGATTGTCGAGGGGCCGATGCTAATCCGAAACATCGTTGCGGATGCAACTACAGACGCGAAGCACCAAATGCTCCGAGTTTCTAAAACGCCTCCTCTCATCAACATCGACCTGCGCCACGACGTGCCAATCTCCGAGATGATTGGCGATGGCCCGGTGATAAAAGAGTGTCTCCAGGAGCTCATCTTTAACGGGCTGCGCCACGACAACAACAACCACGTATCGGTGCACGTCAGGGCGATGAGCCACAGTCCTTGCCAGGTGACGTTCCGGGTGGAAAACAAGGGCATTCGGATCCAGGATAAAGACGTGGCTGACATTTTCAAGCCCTTCAACAGCATTCACAGAGGAGTCGTACATGGATGCGGATTGGGGATAGGTCTCGCCAAGTGCAAACGAATGGCATGCGAGCTGGGTGGCGATCTTGTTCTTGAGAACGGGGACACCACTGTGTTCTCACTGGTCATCCCTATCAAGCACGAGAAAGAGCTACGTCTACAGCATGAAGGCATGGCGCTGACGTTTAGGAGGGGTTCGAGTATATATCGCGTGGAGGCAGACGTGACCGAGGAGTCGTACATATTCCAAGAGGACGAGATTTCCAATACGGCAACGAGACCTTGCATCCTCGTGGTTGACGATTCTCCCATCGCCAGACGCCAGTTTGAAAAGATGATGAAGCACGTCGACATCGAGGTTGATCTGTGCGATAGTCCTCTGGTTTGTCTGGAAAAGGTCAAAACGAGGGACTACGACCTCATTTGTCTCGACATCATCATGCCAGTGATGTCCGGAGTCACGTGTGCCTACCACTTGCGCGAAGGGGATACGCGTAACAAGAATTGTCCACTTGTCATCATCACGGCGGACTCGTCGACGGAGACAAGAGAACTGTGCACGTCCATATCGGAAAGCATGCTTCTTGAAAAACCGGCAAAGCGAAACGTACTGTACAGGACCATCATGTCTTCCGTGAAAGATCCACAGAAGAAGGAGTGGATCAGGAGGACGTGGCGCAAAAAATACGCGGAGAAGAAGCGCGGCGCCACTCTTGTGTGATGAGTTTCTCTTTTCCTTTAATGGATTTTTCATAATTGTTATCAATGACCACAAAGCCTTGGGTTGAAAAGTACCGACCACTGTGCTTCGGTGAGGTCGTTGGCAACAAAAAATCTGTTTCGTTGCTATCCAATCTTGCGGCTAAGAAAGTTTCGATACCCAATCTGCTCATATGTGGCCCGTCCGGTTGCGGGAAGACCGTCTGTGTTGACATCTTGTGCAACACAATGATCCCAGAAAACCATGGTGCCAGAATACTCCGTCTAAGTTCGTTCGACGATAGAGGCATCGACAGCGTGAGGACGACTGTGAAGAATTTCGCGCGAGGGAAGGTCGGCACGGAACCAAACCCCATCATCGCAAAGATTGTCATTCTCGACGAGGCCGACTCGATGACTCCCGGTGCCTTTCAGGCGCTGCGACGGATCATGGATGATTACTCGGGCACGACGCGGTTCATCATAGTCTGCAACAATTCCACCAAAATCATCGAACCGATCCAGAGCAGATGTGCGATACTGAGGTTTTCGAAAGTTGACGACGCGCAGCTTCGTTTGAGAATTCGTCAGGTTTGTGACACGGCTGGCGTCGAGTACGACGTCGGCGGCCTCGAAGCTCTGGCGTGCGTGGCGGACGGAGACGTGAGATCTGCAATTAACAGCCTCGCCTCGATTGTCCCCGGATTTCACAGACTCACGTCGGAAAACGTATACAAAACATGTCGTTCTCCGCAGCCGGAAAAGATCGTAAACATAGTCGACCTTCTGAGGAACAAGGGGGGCTACGTCGAGGCCTGTAGGAAGCTGAGGGGGTTGTGTGGCGAAGGATACTCCCCGACGGACATCCTTACGAGCTTTTTCAAGGCGTTGGCCGTGATAGACGTTCGAGAATCGCAGCGCATCGAGATCGCCAAGGTCATCGGATTGGTGCAGAACAGGGTGTTGAGCGGTGCTTCGTCGTATCTTCAACTCGCGGCTATGTTGTGGAGCATCGCCGAAACATTCGACTGACTGAGAAGCACGATTGGCCACATCCTGAAAATTAAATATATGTGCGTGGTACAGCTCAGCAACATGTCGGTAGTTGCCAACTATGTCGCGCCCCCTCTTCTCATTGTCCCATCTTTGTTGGTGCTCTACCAATCGCGCCCATCGATCACTGGAACGTCGGCTTTCGCAAAAGGATCACTGGCGCTGGCAACGTCGATTGCTCTTCAGATCCTTTTTATCCGGAGATGTGCCGTTGGGGGAAGGCCATCCAACCTACAGGGTGTTTTTGCGATGATATATCCACTCTTTGTTGTCCTGTCAATGATGCTGAGCCTCATTCTGCTTAAATCCGGCGGAGGACCTTCGAAACTTGGGGTAGCGGTGGGTAGCCCCGTATATCAGTACAGGATCAGCGACGTGGTCGATCGGGTGCGGAAAATTGTGGGTGAAAGAACAACCTCGGATGACTTCAGAGAACGCTAACGCTGATTTGCCACGTTTACATTACAATTAACAATTTTTGTAATTTATAATATTTGCGTTGAGTAACATAGCATGGATTTTTTATCAAACATTGTGACTTCAAATGTTGGCAACGGCTTGTTGCAAGCGGGGACAGCCATGGCTTCCGGAAAATCCGCCGGTGATGTAGCGAAACATATGGTGACCCGAAATCAGACACGGCGTTTGGAAAAGTATTTCATGCAGGCGGCCGAAGCTTACACATCGGGATACAGCACCTTTTTCGCGCTCAGCAAGGCAAAGTTTGGGGTGGCAGCAATCGTTGCTTTGGTGGTGTGGACAACGACGTACTTGGTGGTGCAGAAAAGAAATCGAAATGAAAATGAAAATGAAAATGGAAAATTGAGAAATCCGTCGAAGGCCACCGCTATCGCTGGGGGCGCCGCTTTCTTCGCGGCATTTCTTTTGGTGTTGATGGTTGACGTCTTCCGGAGACAGAGAACCCTTTATAACTTTACCGGCACTAACATGTTTGTGCAGTACGCGATGTTCTTCTGTGTTCCCCTGGGGCTCTTCTCGTCCGGGCTCACGCTGGCGTCGCCATTAGATTTGCAGCAGAGCGTCGCCGCGGCAGCGGTAATCGCGGTCGCCGTAGTTGTGCTGGCTAAAAAACTCTACTTCGTGTTCATGGAGAACGACCTCGAGAGAGAAGTCTTTACTCAGATTGCAAACGCCTTGGACGCGTGCCCGGGCCCGGGCAAGGCCGGTTGCAACCACAAACACGCCGGATACTTGGATGCTTTCGCAAACATGGTGAAGCCTTACCTCGACCAGATCAACTACATTCTACCCGACCCGCTCATTGCAGCGGAAGTTGCTCGAGATATCGCTTCTCGCCAGATTTTTGACACGCTCAGAAACCAAGTCTAACTGCCATTATTATTGGTGCCCCAAGTGAAATCGGTTGAGGTGAAGAACATCTTCGTCACCGCGATCACAGATAAAAAAGGCATGAATATCTTGTTTAAAAAGAACCCAGCTATCATCTGTTTCCACTCGGAAACAATACAAAACATCCAGGCGAAGGCATAGAGGTAGGGGAGGGCAATAAAAACAGAGAAAAACACTATGTTGATAAGGGAAAAATTCTTGACGTAAACCCAAAAGCACAAATATGATATCATGCGGAAGATCGTCGTGAAGACTCGGGCGATGTCGATAAGGTTCGATAGCTTGATGTACATCGGAATGTTGTTGGAGTACAGCGTGACCATCGAGTTGAAGAAGGAGTTTGAAGACCATCGTCGGCGTTGATTGACAAACGCCCTCGCGTTCAGCGGTGGCTCCGTGTGAACGAACGCGCGCCAATTCATCTGTAGCTTACCACCCTGCCTCAGCAAAAGCGTGGTGTATCGTCGGTCGGTCCCCTGCATGCGCGTGACTGTCTGCACCAGACCGCTCTTGTTCACCGGAAGGTTTCCGTATTTTTCAATCGCAACGCGGGTCTTTTCGCTAACCCTTATCATGTTGGAGCACCCCGGGAGGCAGATGGTTGAATTCATGATGCTCTCCGTCATCCTACGGACGATGATGGAGAAGAAGTACTGAAAATCTTGCATCGCGACAAACGCTTTTTCCGTGCAGGTCGCGTCGTCCCTGAGGTGTGTTCTGAGAAGGCCAGACACGCCGTCGAGGTCTGGATCATCTACGAGAGACTTCACCATCTCGTTCAAACAGTTTTCGTCGGAAATTGTGTCGCCGTCCGTGTGATAAATGAAATCCACTTGTCGTACGTCCAGCGACTCGATTCTCGGGATGCCGAGCACGATGAAGTTTTCCCCGATGATGAGAGAGTCTTTTTTCCCCAAGTTTTTCTCTTTGTACGACAGGATGACCGGCGTGTCATTGTATGTGCCGACTTTGTACACCAACTTCTCCAGCAGCTTGCTCTTCCAACTCGGGAACCATTGCTCTTCTCCGCATCCACTGTCAAGGCCAACGGTATCGACGACGGCGTTGAAGAGTTCTTCGTTGCGGTTGTTCAGCCCGTCGAAGAGGAGCATAACCACGAGTTTTGTTTTGTTCGAAAGTTTCTGTGTGGTCAGAGCATCCAGATTATTCTTCAACATCAAAGGCTCCTCGTCGTACACCGGGACCAAGCAACAAATAACTGCTGTCTCGGCGTCGTCGTTGTCGGCGGCGATGTAGGCACGGCGCTTGAGAATTATGTGCATGTGAAGTAATTGGTATACTACGTTGATCACATCCCTGAGGTGTCCGCCGACAACGAATATCGATACGATGATGTATCCGTAATCGAATCCCAGCAGCAACAACGTTAATAGGGCATTGAACAACAGATACGCGACGAACAATAGGTTTTTCTTGAGGCCGAGAATCAGATTCTTCATGTCATGTCGTGTATCAGAAACATGACATTATTATTTATTTCGATTTTGATTTCGTTCGGAGTACCGTTCGGAGTACCGAAGGACAAACGACGACAACGTCGTCTCCGCCATCTCCCTCTCGAGGATAAAGCAGTTTTCCAGAACGCAGTGTCCACCAATGACCTGTTTTCCGTCCTCCTTGTTTTCCGGGACCGGTGTTAGCACGGGGCGACACACGTTCGATTTTCCGAGAGCAGTGTACCCAGCATTGTATCCGGTCTGCCATTGCGTAAACACTTTTTCAAAGTCGACGCCGGCGCCCTCGCATATTTTCGAAACATCGGTGATGGCCGCGATGTTGACACCGTACAGAGTGGTCGATACCAGCTTCGCCAGCTCGGACTCCTTCGCTCGGCACACAACTGGTTTCATCCCCAGCGACGTCAAGTGCTGGGTGAGAAAGGACGCGGTGGCATCGTCTCCGGCGAACCGATCGCTCACGCCGACGTACTTTTCAAAAGTTAGCAACCCTTCGGCCAAGTACGGGTGAACGCCGCGCACAGGCGACTGCGCAAAGACCAGGGTTGGCAAGTCTGCCTGCGCGCGATCGGTGCATCCGACTGCGACGGTAGATTGTATTATGACTACGCAGCCCTCTCGCAGCTGAAGGTCGCGCAACACTTTCACGAATCCGTCATAGTTACCGAACGGGATGCAAACATTCACAATGTCGCAGTGGGACAAGTTCGCGTCGAGCCCTTGGAAAGGATCTCGTACGATCACGTCTGTGTCTCCTGCAAGCTGGTACACCTTATGGAGGGAGGATCCGATTTCTCCGTTTCCCAAAATCCCAACGACAGACATCGTGATGGAGGTCGAGATCGACACCTTCTTGTCGTTGGTTGACATAATAAAATCATATAAAATCATAAAGTGCTCTCGATTGACATTGAAGTTACACTGGTTTGCGCCGGACCCGACGCGTATGACGTGATCTTTGGAGCGGGTGCGCTACCACTGGAAACGAGGTTCTCCCACTGCACGGAAATGTCTTGTAGGAAAATCCCTTTGTTTGTGGCGTTGTTCTTGAGGGCACCATTTCTGTACGACGCGAGCATATCCGAGAGTACTTTTTGATGGCCTTGGTGAGGAACCTGTCCTAGCGCAACCATAGTGTTGTCTTCCAGGCCATGGTGATCGCTCCTCGTGTGAACATGTCCGGACCCTGACGTTAGGAAAGCGTCTAGAAGACTGACGGCGAGCGCGTAGACGTCGTGAGTGCTGTCGACGACTGGATTCGGCATCGGCATGTACCCCGGCGTTCCCGCGAATCCTTTCCTCTGCATGCATTTGGCACACGAACGCGCCAATCCAACGTCACCGAGCGCGGCCTTGTAGATGACGCCCTTGGAATCGATGTTCACCAGAATGTTGTCGGGCTTGATGTCGCCGTGCACGACGCATCTGGCGTGCAGGTGCATGTAGGAAATGCCTCGCATGCAATCTCTGCCAACAACGGCGACCTCATCCAACGATTTCAATTTCTTGGCATTTCCTTTGTACATGTCCATAACAATGTACTTCGCGTCGTACGCGATCATGCACACGATGTTCGGATGACGAAACTCCATGAGAGTGCCGATTTCTTTCAAAAGCTCTTCCTTCGCCTGTCGGCGGACTTCAGACATCTGGTTTTTTCCTGTCAGTAATTCCTTCACGGCCACCGGTGCGCCGCAGTAGAGCCCTCGCATAACGTTGCCGAATGCTCCTCGGCCCAAAAACTCTTGTTCGGGGAAAGGCCACCGCTTCAATTGCTCCAAATTCATTATGTGTGTACACATGTAATGATGTATTATTTTTTCTCATTTTAGCCAAAAGTCACATTCACTCACATCTCACATGAACTCGCACACAAGATTCACGAGGCTTTTCGGCAATGACAAGAGGCCTGTTGCCAGCGTGCTAGTGTAAGGCCCGGTCTCCTCCATGTACGCGCGTTTGATGGGGATAGACCGTCGCCAGTTCCCTTCTCTATGACACGAGTCGTTCATGTCTTTGCCCATTTGCGCGATGGTTCCCCCCATCTCCATGTACTTGATCGAGAAGATGATGTCTCTCGGGAACACCGCATCTCTGTCGTACAACTTTTTCTTATACTTTGCGCAGATGTGCTCCATCATTTCAATTGTTTGGCAGTGGCAATATGGTCTAGTCATATCCTGAATCGACCCACCCTGTTCCACGCAAAAATCGAGAGTCTCGACAGACCCCGATCTGATTGCGGATGCGACGTTTCTGTTTGCGTCGATCGGAACTCCATTGCGAACACAGTTCCGGAGGATGTCATCTCTACCCGTTTCCCACGCGGTGTAGACGACCGGTTTCGTCAGGTACTGTTTGGAATCCAAGACTTGATAGATATTGTTGTTGTTCTTCTCCATCATGTACAGACGCAAGAATCTGAACACGCGGCTGTCGTTGCTGAGCACCATCGATCGGACTTCGTTCACGGCGTCGTCGCGCAACTCGATCATGAGTTCCGGTTTCCTTATATTATATGCATACAAAGAATCACAGAGTTCGGCGACAAGAAATATAATGTTGCTTTCTCTTCAAAAGTCTCTTCGTCATGGAAAACACTGCGCCGAACTTGTACGACGCCATCGGCGTCACCGTCGATGCCTCCGTCGACAAGATCAGGCGCAGGACGCGGCAGCTAGTGAACGAGGTCAGGGAATCGGACAAGAGGAATTCCGAAAAGAATGAACTAATTCGCTTCTTCAAACGCGCACGAGACACGCTCGCCGACTCTCGTGCAAGAAAAGAGTATGACGAATCCATAGGTATCGAGACCTTTGCCAGAGACGAACGCGACGAACGCGACGAACGCGACGAACGCGACGAACGCGACGAACGCGAAGCCGCCGCCGCCGCCGCCGCCGCCGCCGCCGCCGCCGCCACCGGCACCGCCACCACCAGCAGAATGATTCCTTACGAAACTCTCCAATCATTCGAACCTTTTGGTGCCATGGGTGCCATCGGTGCCATGGGTGCCATGGGTGCTCTCAGCAATATGAACGTTGG